AAGGGTTAGCCCAGGGCCGTGCTGCATTTGTGCGCAATTTGGTTCAAGATGCCTACGGCACTTTCTTCTCATCGGCTACTTACGCAAAGCGGCCGGATGTGATGGATCTGTACTCCAGCACAGACATGAAGTTTGCTGTTGAGAAGCTGGCTGATCTGGCTGATGCCATTAAGAATGGTGGCATCCCCATGCAGCAGACCGTGGCAACCATGCTGTCTAAGGCTGGTCAATACATCCGCCGTGAGCGGACTTTTGCTGGCGTGTCTTATGACACCAAAGAAACCAAGGTCGACAAAGACACCGCTGAGAACATGGCCTCGTCCATGCGCCAGATCCTTGCGTTCTCCCGCGCCAAGGAAGAGGTTGTCAAAGGCATTCAAAAAGAGTTAGACCGCCAAGGCGCTAAAGTCGGTGGAGAAGGCGAGAAGACGCAAGTCCAGTCTGCCAACTTTGGCTCAATCATGCACAACTTGATTGACCAGATGTTGCTATCGCTCAAAGCGCAAGATTCTGTGCAACACGCTATTGATCGCTTAAAGGCCGGTGAAAAAGTAGTGATGACGGTCTCCAATACGATGGGTTCATTCCTGCAAAACTATGCAGATGAAATGGGTCTTGTCACTGGTGATGCAGTGGATCTGTCTTTTGCTGATCTGTACCAGCGTTACCTTGAAAAGCAACGCATCATCAAAATTAAAAAACCGCGTGGCGCATCTGAAGAGTACCGGTTGACCGATCAAGATCTTGGCCCAGCTCTAACTGCTAGGTTCAATGAAATCAGGGACTTCATTGAAAGTTCCGGCTTTGGCTCAGCCCCAATTTCCCCTATTGACTACTTGCACAGTGAGCTGAATAAAGCCGGGTACAAGACCGAGGAAATTACCGGACGCACTATCACGTTGAATTACTCAAGTGGCAAGCCGCTGCTGACTTCACGTTCTGCCAACATCAAGCAGCGCGTGACTGCTGTTAAGAACTTTAACAATGGTAAAGCTGATGTCATCATCTTGAACCAAGCTGGATCTACAGGTCTGTCGCTTCATGCGTCCGAAAAGGTTGATGACAAGCGCAAGCGCCACATGATCATTGTTCAGCCAGAGAAGAACATTGATACGCATATGCAGATGCTTGGCCGCGTTCACCGCACGGGTCAGGTGGTAACTCCAGCCTACTCACAGATGATGGCTGATATCCCGGCCGAAATGCGCCCTGCTGCAGTCCTGCTGAAGAAGATGGCATCGCTCAATGCGAACACCACCGGCTCCCGTAAATCGGCTGTAGCTGCTGAAGGCGCGGTTGATTTTATGAACGACTACGGCGGTCAAGTCGCCCAGGAATACTTGCGGGATAACCCTGATGTCTACGAAGACATTGGAGGCAAGCGGATTGTTGAGCTGGTGGATAACCCCACCGAAGCTACTGAAAACGACATTCGCCGCCTGACAGGTTACATTCCTATCCTGCCTATCAAGCAGCAGGAAGAGGTCTACAAAGACCTGATTGAGCGTTACACCGATTTGGTTGCCCGCGAAGAAAGCATGGGCACAAACAAGCTGGAATCCAAGGCCAAGGACTTGGACGCCAAAACCATATCGTCTGTGCCCATCACCGAAGACAAGAACGTGCAGTCGGACTTTGGTAAGCCAGCCTTCATGGAACAAGTCGATGTCAAGCGCACAGTCAAGCCGTTCTCTAAGGATGAGGTCAAAGAGCAGATCGAGGAAAACCTGGGTGGCAAAACTTCTAGCGAGTTTAGCAAGGATCTGCTGAAGGATCTGAACGACCGCGTCCGCACATACGTTGATGAGCGCGTCCAAGACGTCATTGAAGAAGATAATGTCAAGGCTGACACCATCAATAGTCAAGTCAGCGGGCAAGCTAGTCATGTTCGGTCTGTGATTGAATCCTTCCCTATTGGCTCTCAAGTATCCATCAAGAATACCAATGGCGTGTTTGTGTATGGCGTGATCACCAACATCACAAACAGCAAAAAGACCAAAAACCCTGTTGCTGGCTCTGATTGGAAGATGCAAATTGCTCTAGCCAATGGGGATTCAAAAACCACTTCGTTGTCTTTTTCTCAGGTCGGAAGTTCCTACACACTCAAGCGTGAGCAGGAAATCAACTGGCTTAACCCTGATACCTTGAAGGGTGAGTACATCCCGCTGATGGACTTGTTTGATAAGGGCGCTATTGCACGCCGGGAAAAACGTTGGATGGTGACCGGGAACATCCTGGCTGGGTATGCCGCCGTCAACAACATGGGGCAGATCATGTCCTATACAAAGGACGATGGTACTACCGGCCAGGGCGTATTGATGCCCCGCACGTTTGACTTTGAGAAAGCCCAGAAAGAAGCCCCCGTCAAGCTCAAGAGCGCCAACAATGTGATGCAGTTCTTTGATGCGTTTGACAATGGAACTGTCAAAACAGAAGACGGCAACTTGCGCATTGTTAAGCGCAACAACACGTTTGTGTTTGCGGCTGAGCCATCCAAAAAACTGGGTGGTACTTACTTCCTTGACCGCGGTCTCACCGACATTACCGGTGACTTCTACAAGCGCGGTGCTTTCATGGATGCTCGGTACATCAATGAAGATACCGCCATTAAAGCCATCCAATACCTATTGGCTACCAAGGGCGTGTCGCTAGAAGCAGCCAACAACAAAGAAGAAGCCCGCAAGCTGTTTGCGCCTAAACCGTTTAAGCCTGGGTTAGCAAACGTGTCTTACAACAATGCCTATCACAGTGGCGATTTGGGATATGGGAAAGATACCGTTCTTGGAAGAATGTCAGGCAGAAGCACTGGGCATTTTGGTACAGGCGTTTATTTTGTTGGCAATCCACAGAAACTAAAAACTGTAATTAGGGATGAACGTCCAACTGAAAAAGTAAGCTTTGACGGATTTAATCTTGCGACTCCTAGAAACAATGATAACGCTCAGCGTTTACATGATGGTTTACGGCAAGTTAATCAGTTAGTTACTGCTGATTTGCAAACCAAAGAAGCAGATGAAAAAATTAAACGTGCTGCATCTGACATTTGGTTTGCCGTTGGCGCTGGTAAATTTAGTGAAGAACAAATTCAACAAGCCATACGCAAAGCTTTAGCGGAAGCTGCTCCGCTGTATGAAGAGGTGTCTTATACATCAAAGTACGTTGAATCTGCGTCTACCCGTGTGATGAAAAAGCTGGGGTTTGATGGCATTGATGTTCGTGGCTTGAGCGAATTTGACAACACCACATATGGTTCAGTCATTTACCAAAAGCAATTCACTCCACGAGATAGCATTAACAGCTTGCAAAACCAAGGGCCTATTGGTCAACGTCTAAACCTGGACGAGAACCGGTTCATGGACCGGGCTGATTTGATCCGCCAGTATCAAAGCTTGCGTCAGAAGCGTGCCGGTGTCCTTGCTAAGTTTGCCAAAGGTGAAGCTGGCCTTAACGAACAACGAGCCATCACTGCCATCAATGAAACTGCTGGCGATTTAAGCAATCAGATCAAGGCCAGCAAGCCAGAGCGCCGCAGCGCAAAAAACTTTTTTGCAGACGCTACTCGCGCATGGGATGCCGGTGAGATCAATGACGATGTGTACTCGGCTATCAAGACCCTGTACGAGCGCCATCCAAATGTGCTTGAAGGATTGAAATTCTCGGTCCGCATGAACCCTGAGAAAGACAGCAATGCCGCCGGGCAGTTCTTCTCACTGGCTCGGATCGTTCGTTTGTACAAAGGTACAACGGGAACTACAGATCCCGTCACCATTCGCCACGAAATTGTTCACTCGCTTGAACAGATGATGTCTGGTGAAGCCTCGGCCGATTTGATCAATGACTGGGCCGACAAACTCGGCAAAGCCATCAAGACCAAAAAGTCCCCTGAAGCCCAGGTGTATTTCCGTGCAGTGCTGGAGTTCTTTGAAAACCCCACTGAGGATTCTTTTAAGAACGCACTGCGCCTGCTGCCAAGCTATGACTACTACCAATACCTGAACCCTTCCGAGTACTGGGCGGTCAACGCCGAGAAGCTGATGGCCCGCAAGCTTGGTTCTGGCTGGGACCGGTTTGTCTTGTCTGTCAAAGGTATGTATGAAGCCCTAAAGGACATGTTCGGGTTTGACAACCAGTACTTGATCCACAAAATCTTTGATGACGTTATGAATGGTCGTGGTGAGCGTTTCACCAAAGCCGCCCTGAATGACTATGTTCTGCAGGAAAGCTTCGCTCTGATGAACCAGAACGTGCGCCGAAACTACAAAGGCGGACCAGCACCTCTGGCTACATGGCAAGAAGCCAATGAGTCCAAGATAGACAACTTCATCTACAAGTGGCAAGACAAGCACGTTGACACCAAGCGTGTGGTTGAGGCCATCAAGAATGAAGTTGGCCGTATTGAGGATGCTTGGGATCCCTACCTCCAGGAAGAGCTGTTCCACGGCCGGACTGCCAAGCAGACAACGGATTTCCTCAAAGGCGAGCTGCGCCCATTCCTGGAAAAGATGGACAAGGATGGCATCAAGCTCCAAGACTTTGAAGAGTACCTCCATAACCGCCATGCTGAAGTACGCAATAATTTTATTGCAGCGCGGAACCCCGGGATGCCTGATGGCGGATCCGGTATTTACACGCAAGAAGCCCGTGACTACATGGCTGGCTTGGATCCTAAGACCAGAGCCAAGTACGAAGATCTAGCCACAACGCTGGATAGGTTTGTCAAAGAAACCCAAGACCTTTTGGTTTCTTCCGGCCTGGAAAAGCAAGAGACTATTGATGCGTGGCGCAAGCTGCTGCCCTTCTATGTCCCCCTGAACCGGGATGCTGACGAGCTGGATTACGTTAACCCTGTTAGCGGTATGGGCCAAGGGTTTGGCGTGCGCGGGGCCTTCTCAAAGACTGCCACCGGCTCTCTAAAAACAGTTGTAGACATTGTGGGCAACATCGCCCTGCAGCGTGAGCGTGCAATTGTGCGGGCTGAGAAGGCGCGTGTTGGCCGGGCGCTGTATGCCTTGGCTATTCAGAACCCCAACCCTAACTTCTGGATGCCCATCAACCCTGATGCCATCAAGAACAAGAAAAAACTGTATGCCGAAATGGTCAGCATGGGGATGAACCCAGCTGATGCAGACAACATTGTTCAAGAGCCACGGGTAGCCAGGATTGATCCAACTACCGGCTTGGTTCGTTACTCGGTCAATCCAGTCCTACGCAACTCACCAAACGTCTTGCCTATTCGCATTAACGGTGAAGACCGGTTTGTGTACTTTAACGCTGGCAATCCAAATGCCAAGCGCATGGTGGAGTCCTTAAAGAATCTTGATGTCCAGCAAATGGATGAGGCGCTCAGTTCTATCGCTGAAATTACGCGGTTCATTGCGGCAGCTAGTACTCAGTTCAACCCAGTGTTTGGTGCATTCAACTTTGTGCGTGACGTTCAAGGTGCTGCTATCAATCTTTCTAGCACGCCTATTGCTGATCGCAAGCTCCAGGTCATCAATGACTCAAAGACGGCCGTCAGGGCTATCTATCGTGACCTCCGGGGCAAAGGTGCTACCACTCCAGCAATGCAGCAGTGGATTGACTTGTTTGAACAGTACCAAAAGGCTGGTGGGCAAACAGGATTCCGTGAGCAGTTCAGCAAAAGCAAAGAGAAGGCAACCATCGTCCAGCGTGAGCTGAGCCGCTTGAATCAAGGCAATCTCAAGAAAGCTACATATGCCGTTCTTGATTTGCTATCTGACTACAACGATGCAATGGAGAATGCTGTACGTTTAGCTGCATTCAAAGCTGCCCTGGATGAGGGGATTTCTGTAGACCGTGCTGCAAGCATAGCCAAGAACATCACCGTCAACTTCAACCGCAAAGGCGCAAACACTTCCAGCGCAGCCGCCCTGTATGCTTTCTTGAATGCCAGCATCCAAGGTACAGCTCGGCTCATTGGAACGCTATTTGTTAAAGACGCAAATGGCAAGATGAGCCTAAGCCCAGCCGGTAAGAAGATTGTTGCGGGCGGTATGTTGCTTGGGGTAGCTCAGACGGCACTTTTGGCAATGGCCGGGTTTGGACCGGATGATCCTCCTGAGTGGGTTAAGTCTAAAAACTTGGTTATTCCTACAGGGGATGGAAAGTACATCACTATTCCAATGCCATTGGGATTCAACGTATTCCCTAATGTTGGGCGTATTGTTTCTGAATACATGATGGTTCAGTCCGGCGGCATGAAGGGTCGACGCGATCTTAAGAAGACCATTACCTACATTGGTTCCACAATTCTGGATGCATTCAATCCTTTGGGATCCAGCACGTTTGCTCAAACTCTGGCCCCCACTATTGTGGATCCATTCGTAGCAATTGCAGAAAACAAAGACGCATTTGGCCGTCCAATTTCCAAAGAAGACAAGGCGCTGGCCCCAACTCCTGGCTACAAACGCAGCCGCGAATCTGCTAATGGACTAAGCCAAGCATTAGCCTATGGCTTGAACTACATCACCGGAGGGGGAGATAAAGGTATTGGCTTGGTAAGCCCAACGGCTGACCAAATTAGCTATGTTGCAGGTCAATACAGTGGTGGTGTTGGAAGGCTGGGAATCCAAACGGCTGAATATGTAAAGTCAAAAGTAGTCGGAGAAGAAGTCCAGCCGTATCAAGTTCCTATCGTTGGAAAAATGTATGGGGACATCAACACCCCGGCCGCTATCTCTGGAAAGTTCTATGACAACATCACCGAAATGTCCAAACATGAGAACATCATCAAAGGCATGAAGGGCAAAGGCGTAACTGAGTACTACCAGGAAAACCCTGAAGCTAGATTGTGGCAACGGTCCAACTACGTTGAAAACCAGATTGCCCGTTTAAAGAAAGAGAAGAAGGCATTGTCTGAACGCAATGCACCCGAAGCTCAGCTTAAGCGTAAAGACGAGCAGATCAAACAGCTAATGGAATCCTTCAACAAGGAAGTCACAAAACGCCAATGATGTCTCGCTCAAAAAGCAGGCCAATAGTCTTGCGGTGGGCCTCTTCCCACACCTCAAGTCTTTCGGCCTTGCTCATGCTGGCACCCTGGTCCAGCTCAGAGTGGCACTTAAAGCAAAGTGATGCAATCCTGTAGTCGTGCGCCTTAAGACCGCGGCCTTTGCCGTCCCGCAATTGATTGCTGTGAGCGGCCACCACCGTGCCATTTTGCGCCCCGCAATGCTGGCATGGTAGCTCCCTCGCGGCGTCCAACAACTTACGATTCCGGTACATGTTTCTTACGGCTTTTCTTGATGGCCGCAATCCCCTGCTCCGGCTTTCTCGCTTCCATGAATTGTTCAGCCAAATAAAAGGCGGCGTCAATCACATCCTCGCCCTCCCTGTTCCTCATAAGAAGCCCAGTCATGGCAAACATGGCCGCAAGGTCACGTAGGTTCTCGTCGTGTTCTGACATCAGTGGACCTTTGTTTCGTTCATTTCTTCCCTAATTTCTTTCAGCATGGTACGGATGAAGCTGATTAAAGTTTCATCGGTCTCTTTCTCTGTTCCAGGCTTCTCTGTATGAACGGCAATTGAACACAGCACATGCGAAAGGGAAATGATTGCGCTAAATGGATGCGTGCATTCTGTGTTCATTACAGTTTCAAAGACCGCCGCACGCATTTCCTTTGTCTCATCGGTAAAGTCTTTCATCACATCTCCAATGATTCAATTTGGGCAGACAGAAGGTCATTCAGGTACTTGCCCCGAACAGCTATGTGTTCAATCTCTTTCACATCATCAACCAATCGGACGCAATCCTTCAGGGCTTTGTTGTACCCAGACTTGTAGGCGTCATTGCCGTCAAGGATCATGCAGATAGCATCACGCACCATCCCTGATGCCTTGCGCTGCGCTGCCAATACCTTTATCTTGTCGTGGTACTCCACCGGCAAATAAACGCTGTAGGGGATCATTTTTTTCATTGGTTCCTCCAAGCCTCAAAGCTTGCTTTCAATCGGTTAAATAGGTCGCGGGCTTCTTCGTTAATCTTCAGCTCCTTGCGGGACTCAATGTCCAAATAAGAGATCAGCCAACTAGCGCAGGCTTTCTCGTTGCGCTCCATCAGCCATTCTTTCTTGTGTAGCCATTCCCAAAAGTCAGGATCGCGGCATAGTATCCCAGCCATCTTAACGGCATGGTCGCCTGGGAACTCATGTTCTCGGTTCATCGGCTGCTCATCGTCACCCAGCCGGACCATGACCACCACATAACGAGAGCCGACAAAGTCGCGCATCAAGTCATCGGGTAGGTCATCAGGATGGACGGCCATCGTCAAGATGTAGCCGTCCTTGGACTGCTTGAGTCCGGTCTTAATTCCTTCGAACTGGATTGAGTCGGTCAAGTTTCATCTCCAAGTACTTCACAACACCAACGGTCATGGTGAGCTGTTCCTCAAGCTTGTCCAGTCGCGCCTGCATGTTTTCCTCATCGGCCATCATGGAGTTAAGCGCCTTGTTAAGGTTCTCGCAAACCTTCTCCCACTCTTTAACAGTGGTAGGTTTCTTTGATTTAGTCATCCCAAGGATCCTTTTGTTCAGATTGAACGGGCTTGACGTAGGTGTTCACCTTCATCGAAACCATCCGGTTGTTGTTCTTGTCGCGCTTAACCCAGCCATCCAGCTTGATGGTTACAGTGTCTTCGCCTTCAGCTTTGTCAATCATTTCCATGAGGTAGGCTTTGTCAAACTTGATGTTCCCGTTCATGTCGGGCGCATTCGGGTTGCGTTTGTTGAGGGACGTAAAAAGCGCCCCAGTGTTTGTGTAGTCCATGCTTACTCCTTAAATTTAGCTTTAGCTTCTTTGAACATGTCCATGATTTCGGCATGGTCATCGGGCGACTCGGCTTTCACCTTGTCGTAGTGTGAGCGGTTGACCTTGTACATTTCCTTGACCTGCTCTTCGCTTGTCGCAAAAGTCAACTTAAGCTTGGTGGCATCAATCAGCAAACTATTCCAGTCTTCCTGGTTGTCTGAGTCAATGATGATTGACCAAGCCACAGGCTCAACGTGCGGTGGCGGTAGTGTTTCGCCCCTGATTCGCCTTGGTGGTTCCACCTTTGGCTGGGCTTTGACAATTTCCACATCACCAGCGCGGACGCGAATGTCCTCCAGCCCTGTCTTCGGAGGGCCGGAGTCAATGATGTCATGCTCAACGATTTCCATCGCCGTCATCCACAGATAGCGCCGCTGGTAGGTCTCAATCGCGCCCAGGTTCTGAATTGGGTGAGCGCCCTTCAATTCGGCTGCAGCCATTGGGCTGGAGATGGTAATGATCGTCCCATCATCAACATCGGTAATGCACAGAGTCGCCTCTGTAACGCTGTATGAAACAACGCCGCACAAGCCAAGGTCGTTGAAGATGGTTTGGATATCCGGCAGGAAGTCCCCCAGCTCAAAATACTTGTACCCCGCAAACTTGTTCTGACCTGTTTTAGTCAGCTTCTTGCCTTGCAGTGCTACCCGCGCAGCCATTAGTTTTTTATGTACCATGCTAAACGCCTTCAGTGGTTTTTTGCTCAGACACATTGGTTGCAGCCTCAAGGACGGCTCCATTGCTCATTAATTGGGCAACATCCAGTGTCTTTGCGATCCGAACTTCAAAGGTTTTGCCAGCAATGTGGCGGATTGCTTGTGCTTGGCTTGATGCCTGCACGAGGTGTTGTGCGCCACCGTTGGTGACAATGTAAATGCGTTGTTCTGTCATAATTTTCTCCAGTTAAAAAAATCCAAACCAAATGCCAGTGCCGTGAATCCATGCAATCGGAAACACAATAGCGCCAGCAATTAAGAAGCCCCAAGAGGCCGTCTTGAGGCACACAAAAATGTGCGTCAGCCATGAGCCGACAAGCCAAACAAGGGCAACTAGCCCCCAAAAATTGTCCATGCTTACTCCTTAGTTTTTAAATAGTCCTGGTACTGGTTGCACCACTTACTGACAGAGCAAAAGTTAGCGCAGCGCGTCCTCTCTCCTGGCCGCACTTCGATCTCGTACTCTTTCCCGTACTCGGCCACCTTGGCCTGAGCTTCATCGGCGGTATCACAGACATTGCGTGCCTTGACCCCACCAATTTTTTTGACCGCGTAGGTCGTTTGTTTCTCCCACATCTCCTCGGAGGTACAGTGAGGTAGTTCGTCACCCGTCTCAAAATCAAACAGGGCGTTGGAGTGCATCTCAATGCGCTGCTCAATGAACGCCTGCTGCTGCTCAAACGGCCACAGCTGGACCGGAATGACCTTGATGGGGGCATCGGGGTAGCCTTGCTTGACCGCGGCGTCACGGCGGCTCCAATCGCGGATGATGGCTACGATAGCCAAGTCGGTTACATCCTTCTGCTTGACATGGCGGACGAGCCAAGCGTAGATGTTGAGCTGCAGCTCCCAGTCAATCTTCTCGTTCATCACCGACCAAGCGCCAACGGTCTTGTAGTCGTTGACTGTGATGGTGCCGTCTTCGTTCACGATCTGAAGGTCAATGGCTCCTGAGATGGACCAGCCGTCAACGTTGGCGTGCAGGCGCTCCTCGACCAAGTGGTGGTCATCGCGGCCATGCTCCAGCACCCCGTGGATAGCCGTGCCAAAAATGGACCAGACCATCTCGCTGACATCCTGCTCAATCTCATCGGCGTGCAGCTTGCGCAGCTGGACGATTCTGGGAGAAGAGATTAGCTCAGTGGCCGAAATGTTGGACTTTCCCTTTGAGTAAGTCGGTCGTTTGAGGACGTTGACAAAGGTCTGCGGAAGGTTGAATTTGTTGGTGATGATCATGCTTTTCCTGTAGAATTAAGTGACTGGGCCACACATTGTACCCACATTGTATCATGTCTTGCAAGGACTATTTTTTATGGCGACCTCAACCACCCAGCGCAGCCTCAAGTACATGAGGGACAACGGGTTTTATGCCGAGGTAGTCGAGCGGTACAACTCTTTCACCAAGAGGAAGAACGACTTTGCGGGATTCATTGACATCCTATGCCTTGGCCAGGGCGCGGTGATCGGCGTGCAGACTACGAGCTGGGGCCACACCTCAGACCGGCTGAAGAAGATCCTTGAGCATGAAAACCTGGACATCGTGAGGGATGCCGGAATCAAGATAGAGGTCCACGGCTGGCAAAAGAAGGGAACCCGCTGGCAGGTCAAAGTAATTCATGTAGAATGACCGCGCTTCTCCTTGGTTCTTGGACCATTACCCCTCTAGGAAACTAGGGGGGTCTTTTACTTTAACAATGTTAAAGTCAACACGCATGGGGATTGTGACAATGCCAGCGCCGTACCTTTGAAAGTCGGTTAGCTTCAGTCCCCAGCCGTGTTGGTGAATGCGTAGGCTGATGCGCGTGGTGTTTTGGAAGCAACCGGGCGACCCTGCCTGTTTACTCGGAGCAACCAAATAAGCTGGAGTTCAGTGCCAGCCGCCAACAAAAAACGCCCGACGCCTCTGCATTCTGTGTACGCGTCGGTTTTTTTTAGTACTTCTTGCCGCAAGGCAAAAATAGTGTATAGTTCCATTCGTTGTCGTTGCACACAACAATGTTTGAAGCCGTTTACTCATGCGTCTTGCCCACGAGAAATCTTGTGGGGTGCAACCAAGCCGCAGCAGTAAACGGCTTTTTTCGTTTCAGCGCGGCAACCGGACTCCATCCGTAGCAAGGGGTTGCATCGCCCGCGTGGAAGAAAAGACAGAACCTCGGTGTGACCCGCACCTCCGAAGTAGCGCAAGCCAAAAGGAATAAACAAGGTTGTCAGTAATGACACATACCCTAGTACGCTGGGAGATGATCGACAGGCCGGTGAGAACTGGCCTACTCGGGATTCCAGGGGAGGGCGGATTGGCTGTCCGATAGATCGCATAAAAACCGGTCAAAGCACCTTGATAAAGAGTCGTTAGCCATCCAACACCCAACAGCCGGGGGAGGGAGGGTCAACGGGTAAGAGGGCTTAGCAATGACGATATAACAGTCGACATGCTAGGAATTCATGTGGTATGATATGCGCGAGGGGAAAGCGGATGCTGTGTGAACTGCGTAGCGGGCCACCAGTGCAGCGAGTACCTTCACCTTACTAGGAGAAACAATGAGATACATCCTTGACATCTTTGCCCTGATAGGGCTTGTAAGCACCATCATCGTGGCTGGTTTCTATGCTGGCTATGTCACATACCACCCTAAGTGCCACACATTACCGGCCGTCTTTACCAAGGAATGCAAATGAACTGGAACCTTTTTTCATCTATAGCAGAGTTAAAGTCCCGCGTAGAAAACCTGGAGGACCAAGTGCGGGATCTGAACATGCGGCTTTCTGAAAAAGCCCATGCCGAAAAGCTATTGGCCTCTTTGCGCAAAGCACGGCAGCGTGAGTACTCCCGCCGGTATTACGAAAAGCACAAGAAAGTGAAAGCAGCATGATTAATACAATCAAACGGCTAATCACAACTCCAACAGCGTTAGAGATGGCGGCAAAAGAGCTTGTAGAGGCCCAGCGTGCCAAGCTGAAGGCCGAGAGCGCGATGGAATACGCCCTCAGCGTGGTTGATTACAACGATGCACGCATCAAACGCTTGCGTATGCGTATGAACGAACTGCAAGGAGAGCAAGCATGAATGAAATAGAAAAAATGTGGACAGCGTTAGAGGCTCATCAGCCGACGGCTGACAAAAAGGGGTACGGCAAAGAATGGGCGCGTATGTGCAGTGAACGTACCGTTGAGGCTGCTGCGCTTGCGGCTAATGCTGTTTGGCCTACTGCGGGGGCTAATGATGCTAATTATGCTGCTTATGCTGCTGATGCTGCTAGTTATGCTGTTCGTGCTGTCAGATACTCTAGAACTGCCGTTGACTACATATTTAAAGCAAACGGAGAGCAAGCATGAGCGAGAAACCGGAACCATCTGCTGAAGACTGGATTATTTTTCGCCTGCTCAACGCATGGCACGAAAATGCTGGCTTTTTGGGATTTGATCTTACTGCGCGTAGGACTTTAGTTTTTATGTTCAGAAAGCTGGGCAAAGACACTGTGCTTGATATGGCTAAACAACTGGAAGAGGAGAGCAAAGCATGAACGACGATGACGACAGCGGCGGTGAATTCTTCTTCGACCTGCTGAAAACGTTGGTAGCCCTGTTTGTTTTTATCCTGTTCCTCATGGTGATGGGAACGATCATAGGAGGGCTGCTCTCATGGTTCTGACTATCTACATCCCGGTGCTGTTCGTGTGCCTGAACACTCAGTGTTCATTCGCGCAGACATCTAAGCACTACACCCGCGAGACCGAATGCATGGCGGTATTGGAAGAGTACATGAGGCGGGTGCGGGAGATGGCAGCTAGTGCGAATCAGACTGTCACCCAGCTAAAGGGCGTGTGCATTGTCGCAAAGGATGGAATGCTATGAACAAAGGCCAAAGACATGACTGAACCATACGGGTACTGCATGCAAGGATATAGGTACATCTTTGGCAAGGGCAAGTTTGAGCTTAGCTCTGCCGTGGGGGGTTTGTACCCCATCTACCTTGAACCAACGCATGAAGGGCAAGAACCGTTTGCCTGCATTGACGCCGATGCAGGACTGTATTTGTTCTACCTAGAAGACATTAAAAGAACGTACTACCAACTAACCCCTGTATACAAGGAGACACTATGAAAACACCTGAGGATGAAGCATTCGACGAGTTGGAGCGTAGGCGAGGCGGCTTTCAAGCCAAGCGGCAGATGGCTGCGGACAAGTTGGGCCAACTACTGGCAAACAACAACATGCCTGATACACCTACTGCTAGGGCGGTATACAGAAAGATGTTGGAGCGCGTTGAAGACGACGATGACATACAGGACTACAAGAAGCCGTGGGTAGGGCTGACTGATGATGAGATTAAAGAAATCATTGGGCCGTACGGAGCCACGCCCATCAAGGGCTATACCCGCAAACTGTTTGACCAGATTGAAGCAAAACTTAGGGAGAAGAACACATGAAATCCAAAACCCCCGAGCCGCTGTACCAACAGATTGTTCCAGTCGAAGACCGAGGCAAGGTAGCGGTAAGTAAGTACTACCGAGTCAACCAAAACATGGGTGGGCTGGGGCACAGCAGACACCCATACCTTCTTGAGTGCAACTTGCGAATCGACTTTGGCCCGGACGGTGGGATACACAACGTCGAATGGAGTAACAAAGTTTTAGAGGAGAAGAACAATGGATAAGACATACGAAGCAATCATTGCAGGGGCTAAGGCAGACGGGTCTTGGGATAAAAAATACCCCTACGAAGACGATGACATACAGGACTACAAGAAGCCGTGGGTAGGGCTGACGGATGAGGATTGCAAAGGCATGAATGCTGGCGACAAAGTGGTGGCAATGTGGGCTAACAGAATCCTCAAGGAGAAGAACACATGATTGAAGTAGGCGACATTGTGCAAGTAGAGCCAAGTCAAAAGCTATTTGGAGGCTGCATGGTAGTGGTGACCGAGTTGAAAGATTGGGGCATTCAAGGCTATGTTCAGTCTGCTGGTGTAGAGGGGCAACAATACATCCGACTTAAAACAGAGCAGTATGAGCAAACAGGCGGGAAAGCAGTGTGGGTAATTAAATGAACAGAAATGTAAATTCTGAAGAAGGCCTCCACTCATGCGGCTATCACGATGGAAAGCGGGCGACACAGCCAGCGCAGGAGCCTGTGGCGTGGTATGACAAACACGGAATGATTACGCATGACCCATTTGAAGGGGTAACAGCCCTCTACACCACCCCACCACAGCGCACATGGGTAGGGCTGACGGATGAAGAAATCAGAGACTGCCTTGGCCCTGAAGCTGTTCGTATTCCTCCGGGTTGGAGCAAGTTAACCCGAGCCATTGAAGCCAAACTAAAGGAGAAGAACAATGACTAACAGACGCGGATTCTTTGGCTCCATGCTTGCGGCAGCGATGGCTCCTGCCATTGTGCGGGCAGAGTCCTTGATGAAAATCTATGTGCCGCCGCAGGACATCATTACCGATGTTCAGTTGGAAGAGGCGCTGTATCAAAATTTGAGCGCGGGGTACAGTCGTAACTTGGCGAAGGCAAGCATCCTCACACGGAAGCAGTTGATAGATGAATTACTCCCCAAGTTGAACAAACTTTTTGAATTGGAGTACGACAAATGATTGAAGATGATGACAACATACAGGATTACAAAAAACCTTGGGTCGGGCTGACAGATGAGGAGGTAGAACTCTACTGGGATTGGGAAGATTTTCAAACAGGAGCGGGTCGTTCAACCATATTCAAAATGGTCAGGGACATTGAAGCTAAGTTAAGGAGAAAGAACAATGGATAAAACATACGAAGCAATCATTGACTACGCAAAACCCTGCATGGATGCCGAGAAGGCATTGAAAGATGCTCACAACGCGGTTCTAGAGCAAAACCTGGATTTGGCTATGATCAGGACGATGGACGCCGTCATTTCGGCACGGCTCATGTACGGGTCATTGCGCGACATGAAGGAGAGGCAAGGTGGAAGATAGCCTCTCATACCCGAAATGTTTTGACAGTCAAACAAGGTTTGACGAGTGGAAAGCTACGGCCCGCACAACTGGGCTTGGTGGTGCTGGTTACTGTGCCGACTGCAATCCAAAACACAAAGCCGCAATGGCCCGACAAAAGCGCTGCGAGAACCCGACAGTTGCGTTTGAGCAGGATTCAGAGGGGAACCTTGTTGGCTACATCCCAGAGGTGCGAAGGATCTCCATCCCGCAGATAGAGAACATCATCCACAAATGGCTTAAGCCTGATGAGCAGCCATCCATAAGATATCTAGGGGTCCCCAGCCGGTGGCATCCAATGACGGGAACCTTTGACAGAATCCCAGCACCCAAAAAAGAAAGGAGATAAATGGACATACCAAACTTTGCAGCATGGTCCAACGAAAACTTGGCGAAGTTCGCAGCCGAATCTTACATACGAATGAAAGAACAACAGGATGCCCTCATGCTCATGCAGCGTGGCATCAAGGATGCGATAGAGAACCTCAACAAAGCACTAAAGGAAAACAATGACTGAAAAAATTCAACTGACAAAAATCCGCCTTGATGGTGGAACACAACCTCGCAAAGAGCTGGATGAAACCTTGGTCCAGCACTACACCGAAGAATTACTTGAGGGTCAGGAATTCCCGCCGGTCGATTTGTACTTTGACGGCAAGCATTACTGGCTCTCCGATGGATTCCACCGCTGGCACGCACACAAGCGCGCAGCACACAAAGATATTTCTGCCATCGTAAATAAAGGCACCAAGCGCGATGCCTTTATCGCCTCTCTCAAAGCCAATGCCCATCACGGCAAGGCCCGCACACCCGATGAGCGCCGTTATGTTGTCCAGCTGGCCCTTGAAGATATTGAGTTGGGCGATATGTCCGACACTCAAATTGCAGCCATTTGCCAAGTGAGCGGAATGACTGTTGGCCGTGTACGCAAGGCATTGGGGCTACAGAAGGAGACCACCATTGGTAAAGACGGCAAGCGCCGCAACACCTCCAAAATTGGCCGCAAGCCAGAACCACCCAAATTCCCTGCACCTCCACCGGCTTATGAAGAAGAAGACAAACTGAAAGAGATGGCAACAGAGATCACCGCGGTGTCTGAAGAGAACACCAAGCTGAAGGATATGTTGGCCGTGCGGTCGCTGCCGGTGTCTGAAGAGGCTAGGGCAGAAGTCGCAGAGACCATTGAATCGTTGCGCGAACAGGTGCGTGAGCTTGAGTCCAAAGTGAAATCTCTTACACAAAGTAGAGATGAATTCATGTCCAAGAACGCCGAGATGGTCAAGCAAATAAACTATTGGAAGCGCCGCGCAGAAAAAGCGGCTTAACACCGAAGCTGGGCGGTTTCCCAGCAGGAGAGAAGCATGATTAACCTAAGACCACATCAAGCGGATGTGGTGGAGAAGCTTGAGAAAGGCTTTTCCCAGCACCGCTGTCAACTGCTGTATGCCCCAACGGGGTTTGGCAAAACAGAAGTAGCCATGCACATCATGGTTCAAGAGGCGAAGAAGGGCGTCAAGGTGGCAATGGTGCTTGATAGGATTGTGCTGGTCAACCAAACCAGTACACGCCTGTCAAAGTACGGGATCGCTCATGGCGTCATGCAGTCAGGGCATTGGAGATACCGGCCGTATGAGCGCATACAGATCTGCAGCGCCCAGACTTTGGAGCGCCGCGATGACTTCCCCGATGTTGGCCTCCTGATCATTGATGAGTGCCATGTCCAGCGCCAGCAAGTCATCGAGTTCATCAAGAGCCATCCTGATATGCGGGTTATCGGCCTGACTGCAACGCCGTTTACCAATGGCCTGGGAGGAACATACACCCATGTAGTCGGAGCCAAGCCAACGGGCGAATTGATTGAGGATAAATGGCTGGTGCCTCTCAAGATCTTCATAGCCAAAGAGATTGACATGACCGGAGCCAAGAAGGTGGCCGGTGAATGGTCGCAGGAAGAGACCACCAAGCGCGGTATGCAGATTACCGGTGACATAGTTGACGAGTGGGTGAACAAGACCAACCAGCTGTTTGGTGGACCCAAAAAGACTGTGGTGTTCGCCTCCGGCGTGGAACATGGCCGTGACCTTGTGCGCCAGTTCAATGAGCGCGGCTACAACTTTGTCTCCATCTCCTACAAGGAAGATGATGACTTCAAGCGCGAGACCATTGAGGATTTCAGCGCACCTGATACCAAAATACATGGGTTGATTGCCACCGACATCCTGACTAGGGGTTTTGATGTGCCTGATGTCCTGATAGGCGTGTCGGCGCGTCCGTTTTCAAAATCCTTTTCCTCCCATGTGCAGCAGATGGGCCGGATCATGCGGCCCTGCGAAGGCAAGACGCACGGCGTGTGGCTGGATCATTCGGGCAACTACCTGCGGTTTAGGAAAGAGTGGGATACCCTTTTTGATGAGGGCGTCACAGAGCTGAATGACGGCGCAGAGTCAGCCAAGAAAGAGCCTCCTGAGAAAGTGAAAAAGGAATCCAAGTGCGGCGGCTGCGGTGCGCTTTGGATTTGGACTGACCGAGTGTGCGGTGAGTGCGGCTGGACCCGCCCCATGAAGGAGGTGGTCAATGTTCCAGGCCACATGGTCGAGTTGGGTGCAACCGAAAAGCCTGCGTTTGCGGCGGAAAACCAGAACTTCTACTCCGAATTGTTGTATTACTCGCGTATGCGTGGCTACAAAGAAGGATGGGCGGCGTATAAATATAAGGAAAAGTATGGCGTCTTCCCTCGCGGCCTATCCAATGGCCTCAAAAGCCCCAGCTACAACACTCTTAGCTGGATCAAAAGCAGAAACATAGCATGGGCGAAATCGAGAACATGACCTTTGACCAATTTGCAAGAGAACATGGCCTCCTGATTGACCACATAATCGAAGGCCGCTGGGTTAGAGTCCCAACCGAAGACCATCCCCGCAAGAAGAATGGCGCCTACATCTTTAACGGGAGAAGTGGCCTCATACAAAACCATGCGGTCCACCAGCAGCCAATTCGGTATGTGTCCAGCGAACCCTTTGTGCCGGACCCGCAAGCTGCGGCCAAGCGCCAAAAGCAGAGAGACGAACAGATCAAGCGGCAAATTCAGGCTGCGAAAAAGGCGGCTTTCATCTTTAACAATGTTAGTGTTGAGTCTCACCCGTACCTGATCCGCAAGGGATTTACAGAGCCAGCTAAGGTATGGAAGGGCCTGTTGGTGGTGCCGATGCGGATAGATTCCAATCTAATTGGCCTCCAGCTAATTCAACCGGACGGGACAAAGCGGTTCCTGACGGGCCAGCGAACGAAGGGAGCCAGCCTGATCATCGACAACAAGGGGCCGGATGTGCTGGTCGAGGGGCTGGCAACGGGCCTGTCGGTGCGCCGCGCTTTGAAGCTTGCCCGTGTGCGGTACAAGATCCATATCTGCTTTTCGGCTGGGAATATGCTGGAGATAGCGCGGGGCCTGGACCATCCCATTGTGGTGGCCGACAATGACCCGATGGGTATTGCAACAGCCAAAAAAATAGCCTCACGCTACTGGGTAGGCGAGGCCGGTGAGGATTTCAATGACTATGAGCAGAGGGTCGGCAGTCAGGCCGCTGCCGATTCCCTCGTTCCGTTTATTCAAGCATGGCATGAAAGTCCAGCATGAATTGGACGGCCCTGTCTCCGTACAGGGTTTCAGTCTTACCATTGCCCACCCCACCATGCCCTGATAGCCAGCTAATAGTGATCCCATCTTCACCCATGTACCTGATGGTCGTGATGTCGGTTATGTAGGCGGTGTTGATGTAGCGCAGTTGCCCGTACTGATTGGTCGTTTGTATGAATTTCATTTTTTCTCTCCAATCATGTAAGGGATCTGTCCGCTTTCGTGCGGCAGGATTAAAAATGGAAGGTCTAGGTCGGTCATTTCTTCCATGAAATGGCGCGCTGCCGTCCGTGATGTGAAGGCGCGGACAAACCGGCCTGCAAAGTAAACTTTGTAAAGCCAGCGTTGTCTCATGTTTCTTCCTTCACGATGTAGGCGGCATTGCCGGTTTGCGCCATGTAGAACATGGCCTCCTTCTGCGCTTCTTTCTCGGTGGCAAACTCACCCAGCAGGGTGTGGTTGTGGTTGTATACGCGGTACATCATTTGACCTCCCCGAACCACTCGTCCAGCACGCCAGCGTTCTGCAGGGCCACTTCAATGTTAAAGACAAAGTCATTCAGCATTTTGGGCATTTCTTTGTCCTCGTAGGCTGCTTGCAGGGATTCAACAAGGTGCAGCGCGGTCTTTGAGTCCCCGTTAAAAGAAAGGGCCTTCTCTGAAGCTTGGATCAAAATCATGTTAGCCACCCAGCCCTTCCGGCGCGTGGGAAATGCCAGCGTCCTCAAAAAACTTGTCGATCTCATAATGAAAAGAGTCCTCGTCGAATTCACTTCCATTCGGCATATCAACAACGCATTCTTCGCCGTCTTTCCACCATCCCATGTAACCCATACCACCCTCGCAGTAGGCGGCTTCCACCGAAATACCGGCTTTGTGCATCGCCTCGTAGATCCCATCGGGCGGCGACCATGCGGTGTCGAACCAAACTGTGATTGAGTCGCCATCGATCTCGTATTTGTGCACCCTCGCCTCCCATTTGGTCTTCCATTCTGCCATGCAGAAGTCGTACCAATTTTTATATCCAAATGCAGCCTCAAGCTTTTCCTCATCTTCGGTCACGGGACTACCGGCACGGGCCGGGGCGTCCAGCAGCGCCTGGGGGACAGGCACCACGGCCTGGAACCATTGCGCGTGTTCCCCGCGATCCAGTTCTTGCTTGATCTTCACCATAAAAGGGTGCGTTATGGGGGCCTTCATGCGGGCTGAGTTTGAACACCAGTTTGGCATAGCTTTCTCCTTTGTTACAGTTTACAGTTATGGGCAAATGCGGCCCCGCAAACCCAGCACGCTGGGCTTGCAGAGATCACTCGTAGGTTTTGTCGGCGTCTTGTACGCCTTGCTCATAGCCTCGCAGATACTCTTCTTGGGCCTCCCAGTCAATCTTCAGATCCAGCCTTGGGTCACCGCGTTTGCCGTGCCTGTAGCCAAGTCCAAATATCTCCGCCCATTCCAGCGGGGTTCGTTTGTCTGTCATTTCTCTGCTCCTTCAATGATCTCGGTAAATTGCTCTAAAACACTCTCGCGGGACCCCTTCAGGCCCCATTCCTTCTTGATGATTGCGTAGAAACTGCGCCCGCTGCGGCGCATCCCCTTGATCTCAAGCTTGAGTCCTGATCGCAGCGCGTGCATACGGAACAGCAGGATTTTGTTCGGCTCGGTGATTACCATTCGTCCCCCTCAATCGGTTCGTCAACATCGGATTCGTTGTAGCCGGTCAGGATCTCAGGCCGGTAGGTCGCAAGCACAGCATCGCAGCACTTGTCACAAACGCGGGCAAGGGGGATCCCCCGTGCGTCATGTTCCCACCACGAAGACTGACCCTCGTGTTTGCAGCGTAGGTCTTTTTTCATTTGCTTTCTCCATGTGGTAGGTATGCTTTCAGTTGTTCAGCAGATATGCTTTTGATGAGTTCCTCGACCGCCGTAATGTCCCCATCTTGCACATCTTGCACAATCTGGGCAAGCACTAAGTCAACCAACGGTTTCTCCTTTGTTTTGGCAATCATTTCCAAAATACGGGTTACTTCGGCCTTAGCTTTGCGCGTTTCATCCTGAACTTTGTACCAGTAGGCCTCTGCTTTGTCCAAGTCGGCTGTGGCTTTTTCAAATTCAGCATAGACCTTGTTCCGTTCGGCTTTAGCCTGTTCAAGTTGCTCTTGTAGTGTCTTCATTTGCTTTCTCCTTTCAATCGTCCATGTCACCATACTCGGCGGCTTGCTCATCAATCGCCGACTCACGCGCAGACACATACGTTGGGCTGGGTCTGTCCTCGGGTTTGTCTTCCAAGAATAAAACTTCGTCATCAATTGCGGCCCGTCCAATGTCAGGGCCACCATCCTGCTCCATGAATCGCGTAACGATCTCGTATTCGGTTTCGTGGCACCCAGCCACCTCCTTTGCGTGGGCGGCATCTTCAGCCTCCACCTCCACTTCAACGACATAAAACTGGCGGACTAGGAATTTCATCGTATCCTCACAATCGGTATTACGCGACTTGCGCGATCATTAACAAGGGTAGTCTTCGCGCCGTGCGCCCGAAACCCTACGATGGATTTGCGGTCGGCTTTTTGGCACAGTTGGCACACAGCACAGGTCAGGTCTCGGGTCTGTGCGGGACAGATCACGATGGGCCGACCGGCTGGTGTGTAGGAATGCTCAGGGGTATCCACCGGCACGATGCAAACGACAGGCCCAGCCTGCAGGTCTGCCAGCCGGTCTGCCTCTCCAGCATCATCTGCGGACAGGTTAATGGTGTAGCCCCATGCGTTCGCATGACGGATCCACCGAATAGCCTGTGCGGATTTCTTGTGGGAGTAGGTGAATCCCCTGCGCCCCATGTTGGCTCGGACAATCAGCCCCAGTTCGTAGGCATCCACCCACTCACCCTTGCCGACAATGTCGCCCACCACCTCGCCTCGCCACAGTTGACCTTCCGGCAGCGCGGCTATCTTGGCGGCTAACTGGCGCGTGGTCAGGCCGCTGCGGTCAGCTCGGGTCCAAGCCAGCGAAGTGTGGAAGTCATCCCCGTAGCATCCCTTGCGGTACTGGGGGCACGATGGAGGGCAGGATTTGCGTTCCCGATAGGTCACGGGAATCGGCCCGACTTTGCGGTTCCCGCTGCGCTCAACGAAGAGGGTTTTCATAGCTGGGTAGCTTGCGGACAAAACTGTCTCTGTCGGTGCGAACACTCTTGATATTGATGTCTTCACCGGCTGCGGTCTTGGCATTCGCCCACACGGATGCATCGCAGTCCTCTTCAAGATAGGCAATGTCACCCGCTCGGTAAGAGTACGGGCTAATGCGATCTGCGATCTTGAGGCGGTGCAACTCAGTCATGGGCACTTCGATCCACCCGTGGCCCGGGTCTTCGTGGTACTTATACATGGTCTTCCCCCATGTAGGTGGTTATCAAATAGCCCATGAACAGGCCACCCCAAACAAGGGCCGCGCTGGCTACAAAACCCTCGGCCCCAGCGCCAAAAATCAGCATGGCGGTCCCAGTAATCGCAATGCCGATGTCGGCAAGCATTTCACTCTTGGAAATCATCTTTGCTCCTTGGTTAAACAGGCCAATGGTGGCCCACAAACCCAGCACGCTGGGCTTGTAGACAGCATTAGCGCGGTTCGATGCTGAAGGTGTTATTGCCGAAGTAGTCGGCCATTTTTTCGCCGATCACATCGTCCCAATCGACTTCGTCATCCATGTAGGTCTTGACAGCGCCTTCAACGTCAATGTTGTGTTTCGCCCAATCGTCAATTTTTGAGTCAAGGTTATCGCCCACCCATTCTTCGATGCATTCGTTGACCAGTTCCTGAGTTTTGTTTTCAATGGCAGATTCAACTTCGGTTTTGGCAATCCTTTCAAAACTGTCTCTGTAGGACATTAGTTCTGCTGCGGTCAGTTCCCGAACGATCTTTGCGATTTGCTCGGTTAGCGTGTCGCTGCGCTCCGCCCCGCGCTGGGCAGCTAATTCTTCCTTATGCATGGTGATAGCCGTGTTCAGGATAATGTGGGCAATCGTCCGCATGGAGATGCTGGAGCTGCTGTCGGGTGCGGCGCTGCACACATCGTTGACATAGCGCAGGGCATCGCTCATGTTGTTGTGGCTAGCGAAGAGGTCGTTGCGGTAGTCAGCCAGTTTAGGTAAGGTCATCTTTAACTCCTGTTGATGTTGTTTAAGGGTTGCTACACATGACATCGTTTGATGCCATGTATGGCATTAGATCACAGATTTATGGGGATTCGCAGGCCGGTGAAAAAATTTTTTTAGGGGACTGGGTTAGCCTGGGCCAGGACATCCAGCAGGGACGGCAATTGCCAACCACCACGCGCGGTGCTACCATTCGGCCCATTCTTCATTCGTACCGGATAGGAAACAATGGCAAAGCAGCAAACACAGAAACTCACTCGGGCGCAGATAAGGGAAGGGCTGGGCACTATCCCAGTAGAGACGCTCCTATCGTCCGGACAGGGGAAGACACCCAAACTCACAACCAAACAAAAAGAATTCGCGCGGGCTGTCGCAATGGGTAAGACCAAGGCCCAAGCTTACAGGGATGCATACAAAACCAATCCATCTCCCAGCACCATCGTATGCGCGCCGTATGTTCTGGCAAAGGACGCAAGGATACAACAAGAGGTGGAAGCTTACAAACTGGCAATTGAGGCGGAGAAACACCGAACACCTTCTCAATTGAAGGCGCTGCTCGTGCAGCAGCTGGTCCAACATAGCCTAGACGATGAGTTCCCACCAGCTAGTCGTGTCCAATGTCTCAAGCTACTGGGTAGCCTATTCGAGGTGGGCGCATTCGTGGAGCGCAAGGAGATCACCACCGTCAACCGCAGCGAAGACATTCGCACGCGCTTGCTCTCGCGGCTGCAATCCATCACAGTCGATGCCGAAGTTAAGCCTGACGATGCACTAGACCTGCTGGCTGAGATACGCGGCGCTCAGTCTACTAGCGCAGCTGGCGGACAAACCCAGCTGGAAACCCAGCCACCGGTCAACGATGGCGCTGCCGCAGCACCCACCGAGGGGGCACCCGGCCATTCGGCCGCGGCCGCGGGGGCCGCCGGTTCACATACTATTCCACTCAAACAATCACAACCAAAACAGGGGGAGGGGTTAACTTCAACTGATGTTGAAGTTGTCACCGATTTTGACAGATAGGTCCCCCCTTCTTTTTGCATACAAAAATGGGTGGGGTATATATTTTTGATAAAGTTGAAGGAACATAAACACATGTTAAAGATGGATGGATTGGATGATGCGATAGTTGGCATGACGGATTTATGGGTTCCTAGTGGGACTGGGGCAACGTATGTTGAGAAGCTGGTCTACGACGGGGAGAAGATCATTGCCTCTCTTATGGCTCAAGGGATGAGTGAGGAGGACGCCTATGAGTTTTGTTCTTTTAATATTGAGGGTGCTTACATGGGGCCGGAGACGCCCATTATTTTTTGGCCCTACAACGAACATTAACTGGAGTTAGAGTTGCTTTATCCTAAGAGCGTATACACGGTAAAGAAGAAGGATTACCTTATGACGGAGAAACAGCGGACGGTTTTTTTGGTGATAGATGAGTACTGGAAGAACTTTGGGTATGGGCCGTCGATAGATGACATCATGTTCCAGACAGGGGATAAGGGGCGCGGGAATGTTCATCGGGTGGTTAAGAAGTTGTGTGACCTTGGGATTTGTAAGAGGATGACCAGGAGTGCTAGGAGCGTGCGGCCGAGCTATTTGTCCATGCGAAACATATGAACCTTGAAGCTATCAGTCAGGCCATCGCGCTTTTACCTGTCAATGAGCAGGAGGCGTTCTTTGATGAGCTTGATGAGTACCGGTCATCTCTTGTTAGAGAGGAGGCCGAGAAGGACTTTATGAAGTTTGTCCACTCAATGTGGCCGGGGTTTATAAATGGCCGCCACCATAAAGTGATGGCGCGTAAGTTTGAGGAGATAGCGTCGGGGAAAATTAAGCGCCTGATCATCAACATGCCGCCCCGCCACACAAAGTCGGAATTCGCGTCCTACCTTCTACCGGCTTGGTTTCTAGGTAAAAACCCGCATAAGAAAATCATCCAGACGTCTAACACGGCTGAGCTGGCCGTCGGGTTTGGACGTAAGGTAAGGAACTTAGTGGGGAGTGAGCAGTACGCCAAGATCTTCCCTAATGTTAATCTTCGTCAGGACAGTAAGGCCGCCGGGCGGTGGTCTACTAATAAGGACGGTGAATATTTTGCTATCGGTGTTGGAGGGACCGTAACCGGTAAGGGGGCAGACCTACTGATCATTGATGACCCTCACTCTGAGCAGGAGGCAGCTCTTGCGGCAGGAGACCCGTCTGTTTTTGACAAAGTCTACGAGTGGTATACCTCCGGCCCTAGACAACGTCTTCAGCCTGGAGGATCAATTATTGTTGTGATGACCCGCTGGGCCAAGCGAGACCTAACCGGCCGGATCCTTCAATCCTCTATTGAAAAGGACGGCAACGACGAGTGGGAGGTAATCGACTTCCCCGCGATCTTGCCAAGCGATAAACCTTTATGGCCTGAATACTGGAAGCTGGAGGAACTAGAAGCTCTTCGCTCTGAGCTGCCAGCTGCAAAGTGGAATGCCCAATACCAACAGAGTCCTACCTCTGAAGAGGGCGCTATTATTAAAAGGGAATGGTGGAAGGAGTGGAAGGGCGATGACCCACCGCGGTGTGAGTTCATCATCCAGAGCTGGGACACCGCGTTCTTAAAGTCAGAGCGGTCTGACTATTCCGCTTGCACTACTTGGGGCGTTTTCTATCTGAACGAGAACGAAAACGACGCCAACATTATTTTGCTGGACGCTTTCAAAAGAAGGATGGAATTCCCTGAACTGAAAGAGAAAGCCTTCAACCACTATAAATTGTGGGAGCCGGATGCTTTTATCGTTGAGGCCAAGGCTTCAGGCGCGCCTTTAATTTTTGAGTTAAGGGCGATGGGGATACCGGTCCAGGAGTTTACGCCCAGCAGGGGGAATGATAAGATGGTGCGGATTAATTCTGTATCTGATTTGTTTGCAAGCGGGAAGGTCTGGGCACCCTCGACAAGATGGGCCGATGAGCTGATGGAAGAGATGGCGGCTTTCCCTAATTCAGACCATGATGACTTGGTTGACTCAGCCACCCAGGCATTAATCAGATTCAGAAAAGGCGGTTTTATTCGTCTACAGACCGATGAACAAGACGAAATTCGTGCGTTTAGACGCAAGGTCTCTTATTACTAAGGATTGGTATGTCCATTGAAAAGTCACTTTACGAAGCGCCACAAGGGATCACTTCCCTGGCTCCTGATGAGGGAATCGAAATTGAAATCGAAGACCCGGAGTCAGTCGACATCAAGATAGGTGATGTTGAAATTCAAATAGGCAGTGTTGAAGATGACTTTGAGGCCAACCTAGTTGAACACCTCCCAGACGATGTCGTAACAGAGTTAGTGTCGGATCTGCTGAGCGACTACGAGGATGACGTAAATTCCCGGAAGGACTGGATGCAGACCTATGTCGACGGTCTTGAACTTCTGGGCCTGAAGATCGAAGAGAGGGCAGACCCCTGGACTGGTGCGTGCGGTGTCTACCATCCCCTTCTGGCTGAGGCTGTTGTCAAGTTTCAAGCCGAAGTAATGATGAGTACCTTCCCGGCTGCTGGCCCTGTGAAGACCCAAATCATCGGCAAAGAAACCCCCGAAAAGAAACAAGCAGCCGTTCGCGTTGCGGCCGACATGAACTATGAGCTGACAGATGTGATGACCGAGTTCCGGCCAGAGCATGAGCGCATGTTGTGGGGCTTGGGGCTTGCCGGTAATGCATTCAAGAAGGTTTACTTTGACCCCAGCCTGGATCGCCAGACCTCAATTTTTGTTCCGGCTGATGATTTGGTTGTTCCTTATGGCGCGTCCGACATTCAAACGGCTGACCGCGTCACCCATGTTATGCGAAAAACCGAAAACGAGCTGCGCAAACTGCAGGTTGCCGGGTTTTATGCTGACATTGACCTGGGAGAACCCAACAATACCCTTGATGAAGTAGAAAAAAAGATTGCCGAGAAGATGGGATTCCGCGCACAGACGGATGACCGCTACAAACTTCTTGAAATGAACGTGAATTTGGACCTTGAGGGGTTTGAAGATGTCGACAAAGACGGGAATCCGACCGGAATTGCGCTACCTTACATCGTTACGATTGAAAAAGGCAGCAGCAAATGCGTTGCAATCCGCCGGAATTGGAAAAAAGGCGACAAGTTGCACACAAAACGGCAGCATTTTGTCCATTACGGCTACGTTCCTGGCTTTGGTTTCTATTGTTTTGGCCTAATCCACCTTGTTGGAGCTTTTGCCAAGTCAGGAACCTCCATTTTGCGTCAGTTGGTGGACGCTGGAACCCTATCAAACCTGCCCGGCGGATTCAAAACCCGCGGTCTGCGTGTTAAGGGAGACGATACCCCCATCGGACCAGCAGAATGGCGTGATGTCGACGTACCCAGCGGGACAATTGCCGACAACATCATGGCTCTCCCCTATAAAGAGCCAAGCCAAGTGTTGGCATTACTGCTTGACAAGATCGTCGACGAGGGCCGCAAGTTTGCCTCGGCCGCTGACATCCAAGTTGCTGACATGTCGGCCAACTCTCCCGTTGGTACAACCCTGGCAATCCTTGAACGTACCCTGAAAGTGATGACCGCGGTCCAGGCCCGGATCCATTACTCCTTTAAGCAAGAGCTGGGACTGCTGCGCGACATCATCCGCGACTACACACCGCCTGAGTACACATACGAGCCAGAAGAAGGATCGCCAAAAGCGAAGAAATCCGACTATGACTTGGTTGCAGTTATCCCTGTTTCAGACCCCAACGCCGCCACAATGGCGCAGAAGATTGTGCAGTATCAGGCGGTCATTCAACTGGCTCAAATGGCCCCGCAGATCTATGACCTGCCACAGCTACACCGCCAAATGTTAGATGTTCTGGGGATTAAAAACGCTGAGAAACTTGTTCCTTTGCCTGAAGACGAAATGCCGGTGGACCCTATCAGCGAAAACATGAACGCACTCAAGGGTGTTCCGCTCAAGGCATTTATCACCCAGGACCAGGACGCTCATATTGCAGCGCACCAAATGTTCATGCAGGATCCGCTGGTGATGAAGACCATTGGTCAAAACCCGCAGGCCAACCAGATCATGGCTGCACTCCAGGCGCATATTGCGGAGCATCTTGGCTTCCACTACCGGACTTTGATTGAACAACAAATGGGCGTACCACTGCCGCCGCCGGACGAGCATTTGCCTGAAGACGTCGAGGTCCAGCTCTCTCGGCTCATTGCACAAGCCAGCACACAAGTGCTGCAGGCCAATACCGTCCAGGCCCAACAACAGCAGGCTCAACAACTTGCCCAAGACCCATTGGTCCAGATGCAACAACAAGAGCTGCAGATCAAAGGCGCTGAACAACAACGCAAGGCACAGAAAGACCAAACTGACGCACAGCTCAAAGCAAACCAGCAGCAAATTGAACGTGAACGCATTCAATCCCAAAAAGAGACTGACATGACCAGGATCCAAACAGATTTGGAAAAGTCACAAAAGGAACTGCAGGCGCACAGTGAGCTTGAGCGCCAGCGCATCATGGCTAACTTGATTGGACGCAAATGATTGACAAGTACCTACAACATCTGTCAAACAGGATAGATGACAAAGTATCCCAACTTCAAATAGCCCTGGCGGATGGCAACGCCAAGGATTATGCGGAGTACACAAAGATGTGCGGAGAGGTTAAAGGTCTGCTCACCGCACGTTTATTCATAACAGACCTACATGAAAGATTAAAAACCGATGACGATAATGAATGAATTGGACTTAGCAAAGGCTGTTGACTTGTCGCAGTTAATGCATAAAGAGCCAGAGCAAAAAGCCAAGCAGCTACCAAAGCCTGTTGGCTACCGCATCTTGTGTGCGATTCCAGAAGTGGAAGAAACCATTGAAGGCTCAAGCCTCATTAAGTCATCAGAAATGATGCGCACTGAGGAACTGTTGACTACGGTGTTATTCGTAGTAGACATGGGGCCTGATTGTTACGCGGACACCAGTCGATTCCCGACGGGACCCTACTGTCAACGCGGAGACTTTGTTTTGGTTCGGCCACATGCTGGGACAAGACTAGTCATTCACGGCAAAGAGTTTCGCATCATCAACGACGATTCAGTCGAAGGTGTAGTCGAAGATCCACGCGGCATCCGACGCAAATAAGGAACACAAATGTCAAACGAATTCAAATTCCCTGACGAACAGGAAGATGAAAAACTTGACGATGACATCATCGTTGAAGTTGAAGATAACACTCCCCCAGAAGACCGTAATAAAACTCCATTGCCTGAAAAAGTTCGGGAAGAGCTTTATAACGACGAGCTGGAGGATTACTCTACCAAGGTCAAGAAAAAACTTCTTCAGATGAAGAAGCTGGCGCATGACGAGCGTAGAGAAAAAGATGCGGCTTTGCGTGAGCAAAATGAAGCCATTGCATTCGCCAAGAAACTGATGGAAGAGAATAAAAAGCTCAAAGCCAATCTGTCCAACAGCGAAAACAATGTCCTTTTTTCTGTTACCAAAACAGTAGAAATGGAATTGGATGCGGCCAAAAAAGCCTATCGTGAAGCCTATGATTCAGGCGATACCGACAAGGTAATGGAAGCCCAGGAGCGTCTTACCCAGGCAACATTAAAGGTTGATAAGGTTAAGAGTTTCAAGCCAGCTCCACCGCCACAGGAAGAAACTGTGGTACAAACCCCCCAGCCCCAAGTCCAACGGCCTCCTGTAGACCCAACTGCAGAAGCTTGGCAACAAGAAAACCCTTGGTTTGGGCAAGATAAGGAAATGACTGCTTTGGCTCTAGGTGTTCACGACGCCATGCTGAGCGAAGGAGTTAGGCCCTCATCACAGGAGTATTACTCCCGGCTTAACGCCACTATCCGAAAACGTTTCCCAGAGAAATTTGAGGAAGCTGAGGAACAAGAAGATCGGCCCAGCCGAAAAAGCTCGGTGGTTGCACCAGCTACACGGACTACATCCGCAAAACGAGTAAAGCTTACCGTTGGTGAGTTGAACTTGGCAAAGAAATTTAAACTTACACCGGAGCAATTTGCTGCGGAAAAAATCAAATTAGGAGCCTAATATGGCCGAAAACAGAAAACCACGCGAGCTTGAGGATCGGTTAATGGCAGAACGCCCTAAGCAGTGGCAGTTGCCTGACTCCCTTCCTGAACCTGATAAGCAGCCGGGGTACGAATATCGCTGGATCCGCGTTTCAACCTTAAACGCTCCAGATCCCAAAAACATTTCGGGCAAATTGCGCGAAGGATGGGAGCCTGTAAGCGTAGAAGAGCAACCACGATTCAGACTGCTAGCTGATCCAACTAGTCGGTTTAAAGACAACATTGAGATTGGCGGGTTATTGCTCTGCAAAACTCCAAGTGATTTCGTGGACCAGCGAAATGAACATTTTGCAAAACAGACACGCGCTCAAATGGAAGCTGTAGACAATACCCTTATGCGTCAAAGTGACCCGCGGATGCCTCTCTTTAACGAGAAAAAATCTTCGACTAGCTTTGGAAAAGGTATTTAATTTAACTTGGAGTTTTTATGGCATATCCTGTCGTATCAGCGCCGTACGGTTTGTTGCCGCAGAACCTTATTGGAGGTCAAGTATTTGCAGGTTCTACCCGCATGTACAACATCCAGTACGGCTATGCAACCAGCATCTTCTACGGTGATTTCGTTGTTCTATCCCGTGGCTTTGCCACACGCGCCTCGGTCTCTACCGGCTCTAGTCTGAATCAGACCGTCGGTATTTTCTTGGGTTGCACCTACACCAATCCCACAACTAAGCAGAAGTTGTTTTCCCAGTATTGGCCCGCAAGCACCGCTGCCGGTGATTGCCAAGCCTACATCTTGGATGACCCGGATGCTGTGTTCAAGGCGGTTGTGTGCAGTTCCGGCACTACCGTTGCTTCCGGCGCTATGGCGATGATTGGCACTAACCTGTCTGCCATCGACAACACCGGCAACGCCAATACCGGTAACTCGGCTAATGCCATTCTGGCTCCTACTGCCACTCCTGTGACCACCACCTTGCCCCTGCGTATGGTTGGTTTGGTGCAAGAGACGGCAGTTGCCTTGGGTACTGCTACTTACAGTTCGGGTACTTCCACCTTGACCGTGAGTGCGCTGCCTAATGCGTTGCCTGTTGGTACGGACGTTTCTGTGTTGACCACTAGCGGTCAAGTTGCACAGACGGGTTCTTTTGTGGCTACCGCAGCGGCTGCTGGCGCGACTTCTGTTGTGCTGAACCAAGCTGCTACGTTCACACTGAACTCTGGCGTGTACGGAGCAACCGTTGTCTTTACCCAGTACCCTGAAGTCTTGGTCAAGTTGAACCAAGGTCTGCATGGCTACTACTCTGCCACTGGCGCATAAGGAGTAAATTATGGCTATTTCACGTGCCCAGCTGCTTAAAGAGCTGCTTCCAGGGCTTAACGCCTTGTTTGGTCTGCAGTACAAGACCTACGATCAAGAACACGAAGAGATCTACGAAACCGAGACCTCTGAGCGTTCTTTTGAAGAGGAAACTAAACTGTCTGGCTTCAGTGCTGCACCTGTCAAAAACGAGGGTTCCGCCCTTGCTTATGACAATGCTCAAGAGGCATGGACTGCTCGTTACAACCACGAAACCATTGCTTTGGGCTTCTCCCTGACGGAAGAGGCAATCGAAGACAACCTGTATGACAGCTTGTCCGCTCGTTACACCAAAGGTCTGGCCCGTGCTATGGCGTACACCAAGCAGGTTAAAGCTGCTGCTGTTATCAACAACGGTTTTGCATCCAACTATGTTGGCGGCGACGGCGTATCGTTGTTCAGCACTGCCCATCCATTGACCAATGGTGGAACCAACAGCAATCGTCCTACCACTGCTGCCGATTTGAATGAGACTTCCCTGGAAGCCGCAGTCATTCAGATCGCTGCTTGGACTGATGAGCGCGGTTTGCTGATTGCAGCCAAGCCTAAGAAGCTGATTGTTCCTCCTGCTCTGATGTTCGTTGCTACTCGTCTGTTGGAAACCAGCCTGCGCGTTGGTACTACCGACAACGATATCAATGCGTTGAAGAACAACGGTTCAATCCCTGGCGGCTACGCCGTTAACCACTACTTGACCGACACTAACGGCTGGTACTTGACCACTGACGTTCCAAACGGCATGAAGCACTTTGTTCGTACCCCTCTTTCGAATGGTATGGACGGTGACTTTGACACTGGTAACGTCCGTTACAAGTCCCGTGAGCGTTATTCGTTCGGCTGGTCTGACCCACTGGGCATGTTCGGTTCTCCCGGCTCGTCCTAAGTTAGGGTTTAACCCAGCAGAGAAAGGCCCCTTCGGGGGCCTTTTTCATTGACTGCACACAATTAAAAAATGGTGTATATTGCACTCATTCCGGGGTTACCGGCGTATCAAACTAGTCCCGGCTAGGCGACATACCGATTGATACGCTTTACTTGTATGTAAGGACTCATTATGGGATTCGCAACTCATCTTGGCCCGTGGCTGCTTGGCACGGTCAAAAACACCACCGGTACTACCGCTGGAACCATCCGTAATACGGGTACTGCAATCGTTTGCCAAAGCGCAGCCGTTACTTATGCTGACGCCGCCACTTCTTCGGCGTTCACTATTCCCGCTGGTTCGATGATTACGTCAATTCAATTGCCGCAGTCAACCACCTTTACTGGCACGTCGGGAGTGATTACGGTCTATTTGAACGGTACGGCCTTGGCTACCTGCTCCGCAATTACCGGCGGTTCGGCTGGCGTAATCACCTTTACCGGCACGGCAGCACAAATGGCTGTATGGCTGAACATCGGTACTACTGATGGCATCATCACCTACACGATGGCAAGCAGCGGTTCGCTGTCGGCTGGTGCAGGTAGCTTGATAATGGCCTACGCTGTGCGTGACTCCAGTGGCAATCAATACCCGCCCGCTAACCAGCAGTAATTAGTCTTGGGGGCTTCGGCCCCCGCTTTATAGGAGATTAGTTATGCAACAGACAGACGTTAAGAGCGCCCATGCGAGTGCAGCAGCTACGCTGTTCAACGGGCCAACACGCCTGAAGGGCTTGATTATTTGCCCCGCAGTAAGCACTGCGGCAACTGTGCAGTTCAAAGATGGCGGGTCGTCTGGAACAGTGCTGCTGGAAATTGATATTGCCAGCAACACCAACCCCAACACCTACACGTTTGACATCCCCGGAGAGGGGATTAAGTTCAGCAGCACTTTGTACCTTGCTTTGAGCGCATCGGTTACCGGTGTGACGGTGTTCTATGGCTAAATCACCTGCATGGACACGCAAGGAAGGCAAGAACCCCAACGGCGGCTTGAACGCCAAGGGACGGGCCTCCGCCAAAAAGCAAGGGATGAATTTGAAACCTCCCCAGCCGGAAGGAGGCAGCAGGCGCGACTCCTTCTGCGCAAGGATGGAAGGCATGAAGAAAAAGCTCACCAGCGAGAAAACAGCCAAAGACCCGAATTCCCGTATCAATAAGAGCCTGCGGGCATGGAACTGCTGATATGACTGAACATAACGACACTGTCAAAAGCATCCTAGATGTCACAGCTATCTTTACTACACTGGGTGCATTTTTGGAATGGATTTCTCCTGTGTTTGGCCTTATTGGAGCCGTTGTTGGTCTGATGCGTATCGTTGAGATGGCTACAGGAAAGCCTTTCTCAGATGTCTTTAAGTGGAAAAAGAAGAAAGACGACGATGCCGAGCACAAGTAAAAAACAGCACAATTTCATGGCAGCGGTGGCGCACAGCCCATCGTTTGCCAAGAAAGCAGGGGTTCCACAGTCAGTGGGCCAAGATTTTGTAAACGCGGATAAGGGCCGCAAATTTTCTAAAGGTGGTAATACTATGGCTACACAAATGGATCCCCGCGTTATGAAAATGATGTTGGACATGAAACGCAAGCAAGATATGAATTCTCAAGTCATGCCATCCACTTCCCGAACTGGGCTGGGTGGTGGACTGTCTGGCGGGCTTGGCGCAAGCAGCGGCATGAAAAAAGGTGGCATGGCTAAGTTTGAAAAGTCCGGCAAAGACATGGAAAAGGGCATGAAAGAAGGCTCCAAAAAAGACATGATGGCGGACAGAATGCAAATGGGTATGAAACGTGGTGGTGCTACTAAGAAGATGGCTGGCGGCGGCCTTGCTGCTGGTCACAAGAGTGCTGATGGAATTGCTCAACGCGGCAAGACCAAAGGCAAAGACATTGCAATGAAACGCGGCGGCAAATGCTAAGGAGCTAATCATGGCTGATGACAAAAAACCGTCCAATTACGACGAAGTAATGGACGCCAAAACACAGGCAAAAAGGGACGCTGCGTATGAAGCTTCTCTGACCAATACGGAGCCAAGCCCAACTCCAAAGTACAACGCTGGCGCAGGTCAAGGTTTGCGTGGGGTTAAAAGGATGGCTTCTGGTGGTTCTGCATCTAGCCGAGCCGATGGCATTGCTCAACGCGGTAAAACTCGTGGCACCATTGTTATGTGTGGTGGTGGGATGGCTGGGGGCAAAAAGTGATAGCTTCTCGCGGCATGGGTGCTATCAACCCATCCAAAATGCCCGGCGCGAAGAAAAAAGCCCGCCGGGACGACACTGACTTCACGCAGTATGCGGAAGGCGGCAAGGTAAATGCTGCGGGAAATTACACCAAACCCAGCTTGCGTAAACGCATCGTGTCTCAAGTAAAGGCAGCGGCTACGCAAGGCACTGGCGCTGGGCAGTGGTCAGCACGCAAAGCGCAGCTTGTGGCCAAGAAGTACAAAGCCGCTGGTGGAGGGTACAAAGATTGAAAGCACCGCAGCAATCCCTGAAAGATTGGGCGGCCCAAAAATGGCGTACCAAGTCGGGAAAGCCATCGTCAAAAACAGGTGAGCGTTATCTCCCTGAAGCTGCTATAAAGTCTCTGTCCCCTGCCGAGTACGCTGCGACCACCAAAGCAAAACGAGCAGGCAAAGCAGCAGGCAAACAGTTTGTAGCCCAACCCAAAAGCATCGCAAAGAAAACAGCAGGTTTTAGATAATGGCAACTACCGGCACCACAGCCTTTAATCTGGAGTTTACAGAACTCGCTGAAGAGGCTTGGGAGCGGGCTGGGCGCGAGATGCGCTCTGGCTATGATTTGCGTACTGCCCGTCGATCATTGAACTTGATGACCATTGAATGGGCCAACCGCGGTCTCAACATGTGGACCATTGAGACGGGCACGATTACGTTGACCCAGGGATTGAACACGTATGCACTACCCACAGACACGATTGATTTGCTGGACCATGTAATCCGAACTCAACCCAATGTTGCGTCAACCCAGGCTGATTTGAGCATTACCAGGATTAGTGTTTCTACCTACGCCACAATCCCCAACAAGCTGACCCAGGGCCGCCCAATTCAAGTGTGGATTCAGCGCTTGTCAGGTGAAACTAATCCAACTTCTTCAACGCTTGACGGCGCAATTACCTCAACGGCTGACTCCATTACGCTCAATACCGTTGTTGGCCTTGCTGGATCTGGCTACATCCGCCTGGACAGTGAAGACATCTATTACACCTACATTTCAGGGAATACCCTAGGTGGCGTGTTTCGCGGCCAAAACAATACGACAGCTGCATCCCATGCAACTTCAACAGCAGTTAATGTTCCTCAGCTGCCAGCTATAACAGTGTGGCCTACGCCTGATGGATCGCAGACCTATCAATTTGTTTACTACCGGCTGCGCCGGGTCCAGGATGCTGGTAAGGGCGTTGAGACGGCCGATATGAATTTCCGGTTTTTGCCTTGCGTGGTAGCGGGCTTGGCTTATTACATAGCCATGAAGGTGCCTGAACTCCAAGGGCGGCTTGACATGCTAAAGGCGGTTTACGAAGAACAGTTCAAGCTTGCTGCTGGTGAAGACCATGAAAAAGCAACCTTGCGTCTTGTGCCCCGCATGGGATTTATTGGTGGAGGTGGGATGTAATGACCTCGCCATATGCATCTGGCAAATATTCAATCGCCGAATGTGATCGGTGCGGACAGCGATTTAAGCTGAAAAGATTGAAGGTTGAAGTCATAAAAACTAAACTCTATCAGTTGAAAGTTTGTGAGGAATGTTGGGATCCTGATCACCCACAATTGCAGCTTGGCATGTACCCAGTCAATGATCCCCAGGCGGTGTACCAGCCCCGCCCGGACACGACATATGTGGCTGGCGGCTTGAATGGGTTGCAACTGACTACTAACGGTCAAGGAACTCCAACAGGTGGCTCCAGGGACATTCAATGGGGGTGGTATCCTATTGGTGGATCTAGCGGTTTTGATGCGGTTTTGACTCCAAATTACTTGGTCGGAACCACAAGTGTTGGCACGGTAACAGTAACGGTTTCATAGGAGTCCATGATGGCTAAAGAAGGCATGAAAAGTGATGTGGCGCAAGACAAGGCCATGATTAAGAAGGCGTTCAAGCAACACGATGCCCAAGAGCACAAAGGTGGCAAAGGCACTACGTTGAAGCTGAAAAAAGGTGGGCCCACTACGGATGACCGTATGCGCCTTGGCCGTAATATGTCCCGCGCAAAAAATCAAGGGAGCAAGTAATGGCCTACAGCATGAAAAAGGGCGGTAAAGAAGTTGGCCAAGCCAGCGTTTATGCGCCTCCTCATACGATGGACGGCAAGGCTATGAAGGCGTCTTCAGGTCCTAATCGCAGCAAACTTGATACGCTTGATGTTGCAATCGGCGCATACAGTAAGTCCGCTGGTGACGAGCAAGTCAAAACAACTGGCATCAAGATGCGTGGCGCAGGCTGTGCAACTAAGGGCGTAATGTCAAGGGGCCCGATGGCATGAACTATTCTGAGCTTGTATCGGCGATACAGACCTACACAGAAAACAACTTTCCGACGATTACTCTCGCGGACGGTTCTACGGTCTCGTCTACGGCTCAGATTAACCGCTTCATTGAGCAGGCAGAGCAGCGCATCTACAACACGGTTCAGTTCCCATCTTTGCGCAAAAACGTAACGGGGACAATCACGGCAAACAACAAGTATTTGTCTTGTCCTAATGATTTCTTAGCCCCTTACTCATTGGCTATTTACCCTAGCGGTGGAGGTGACTACACGTACTTGTTGAACAAAGATGTAAATTTTATGCGTGAGGCTTACCCCAACTCAACAAGCACGGGGATACCAAAGTACTACGCATTGTTTGGCCCGACTGTAAATGGTTCAACAATTACAAATGAGCTAAGCATCATCCTGGGGCCAACGCCAGGAGTGACTTATTTAGCTGAGCTTCACTACTACTATTACCCAGAGTCCATCACTACCGCATCAAGCGGACAAACATGGCTTGGCGACAACTTTGACTCTGTTTTGTTGTATGGTGCATTGGTTGAGGCTTACACATACATGAAGGGCGAGGCCGATTTGGTTGCCCTGTACGGCAAAAAATACGTTGAGGCATTGGCTCTGGCTAAACGTCTGGGTGATGGAATGGAGCGTCAAGACGCTTATCGCAGCGGCCAGCTCAGAGTTGAGGTTAGCTAATGTCCATTGTCCAAACTCAAACCACCAGCTTCAAGCAGGAGCTATATCAGGCGGTTCACAACCTGTCGTCTGACACCATCTACATCGCCTTGTACACGGGCGATGCAAACTTGAACGCAGACACAACGGCCTACACAAGCTCAAATGAAGTGGTGGCATCTGGTTACACGGCTGGCGGGCAAGCATTGACTGGTGTCTCCATCAGTTCATCGGGCTACACTGCCTACGTAAACTGGGCAAATGTGTCTTGGACTGCGGCTATCACCGCCCGGTGCGCCCTGATTTACAACGTGACCCAAGGCAACAAGTCCATCGCCGTCATTGACTTCGGCGCAGACAAAACCTCGACTACCACGTTTACAATCACCATGCCCGCCAACACGGCTACCACTGCACTTATCAGGAGTTCAAATTGATTGTTACGACGACCAAAGGCGACATGGACGACTCCCTGTTGGAGCATCGCACTGGCACGATTGACAACGAGAACGAGTTGACTACGTGGGTTGAGTATTGGCTGGAAGGGGAGCTTGTCCACCGCTCAGCCCATGTGATTTTGAAACAGATGCCCAGCTTTGCTGGCGGCGAAACCGCAACCTTTTAAGGGGAAATACCGTGGCGAACACCCAATCAATGTGCACTTCGTTCCTTGGCGAACTGATGACCGGCACGCACAATTTCGGCGTTGGCCCCATCCGGGCGGCTACCACAGCGGACACGTTCAAAGCCGCTTTGTACCTAGCTTCGGCAACCATCAACGCAGCGACTACGGCCTACACGGCTACAGGTGAAGTGACGGGAACCAACTACACGGCTGGCGGCATCACGGTAACCAACGCTACCGCGCCCACTTCTACCAATTCTTCGGCCACCGCCGGGGTGGGCTACTGGACACCCTCTGCCAGCTTGGTGTACACGACTGTGACCCTGACCACTGCGTTCGACACGGTGCTGATTTACAACTCCACCCAGAGCAACAAGGCGGTGAGTGTGCATACCTTCTCCTCGCAGACCATCACTGCGGGAACCTTGACGCTGACAATGCCGTCCAACACCACGACGACTGCACTGCTGCGTTTGGCTACAACCTAATAGCGGGGCGCGGCTATACGCCGTGTAGACCATGTTTGGTATAGACCCGTTTTCCGCTGCGCCGTTTGGAGCCACGGCTGCGGGCGGGTTGTCTGGCGTCCAAGCCACCGGTAATACTGGAAGCGTTTCCACCAGTCGCACAATTGCGCTCACCGGGGTCAGTGCAGAAGCCCAAGTCAATTACGCATGGGGCACTGGGACTTGGAGTTCCTACGGCTGGGGCGGCGTATCCCCGAACCTTAGCGTCAGCGTCAGCTACGACCGGGCCATCACAGGCGTTGCAGCTACCGGAGCAGTAGATAGTGTTTCTGTAGAGGTCTCCCTCGTTCTTTCCGGTGTACAGGCTTCTGGCGCTGTTGGTACGGTCACCTACGAACTGTCAAAAGCCCTGACCGGGGTTCAGGCCAGCGGGGATGTTGGTACGGTCACGTACAGCATAGCCAAGGCCATAGCGGGGGTAGAAGCTTCCGGCGCGGTTGGGGCTGTTGTTTATGGGCTGGCACGAGACCTGACAGGCAATGCCGCTGCTGGCGCAGTAGGCACGGTCACCTACGGCGTATCTCAAACCCTGACAGGTGCACCTGCAACCGGAGAAGTGGGGTCGGTCGCCCCAAGCCATACGCTGTCGTTGTCAGGAGTTGATGCTGCCGGGGCGGTTGGCGTCATTGGGTTTAGCAAGGAAGCAGCCCTTACTGGGGTTCAGGCAGACGGCGGCGTGGGGACAGTGGTTCCCCCGCTCAGCATCAACACCGTTTCCGCTGAAGGGCAGGTTGGCAGCGTTGGGTTTAGCATCACGATGGCGCTGTCTGGGGTGTCTGCCTCGGGCTACGTGGGCTCACTCCGACTGTTGTGGGAACTCATTGATGACAGCCAGACGGCCAACTGGCAGAATATTGACGACACACAGTCCGCTGCTTGGGCAGCTATCGACACCGCCCAGAATTCCAGTTGGAGCAACACGAGCACCACTCAAACGCCGGGCTGGGATACAATTGACAACGCGCAAACCGACCAGTGGGAATTGGTCGAAACGACATAGGGTTCTAGATGGCACTTGTTTTAGCCGACCGCGTACAGGTAGCAGCGACAGCCAACACGACTGTCAGCTTCACGTTAGGCGCGACCTCTACCGGCTTTCAGAGCTTTGCCGTCATTGGGAACGGCAATACAACGTACTACTCCGCGACGGACGGAACCAACTGGGAAGTCGGGATTGGCACTTACGCCACTGCTGGCCCCACCCTTACCCGCACCACAATCTTCTCGTCGAGCAACAGCAACAACGCCGTCAGTACGTTTGGGGCGACCGTCACGGTGTTTGTGACCTACCCCGCCAGTGCGGCAGCTACTGACGGCAAGTCAATCATCATGTCGATGGTGTTTGGAATCTAAAGGAACCCTATGGCAAACCCGAATATGGTCAATGTGTCCTCCATCCTTGGAGTGACTACCTACCTTGTGCCGACCACCACAACCGCAACTACATGGACTGCCCTGACTCCATCCGCTGGAACCATCAACAAAATTGACACCATGACGGCTACGAACGTCACGGCGACAGCGGCGGTTGTCACCGTATCCATCAATAGCGCGACCGGTGGCGGCGGTACTGCGTACCGACTTACGTACCAAACCAGCGTACCGGGCAACTCATCTTTGGTGGTCGTGGATAAAAGCACCATGATTTACGTCGGTGAAGCCCAGTCTATTGTGGTCACATCGGGAACCACCAATGCAATCGAGATGGTGGCTACTTACGAGGCAATCAGCTGATGAATCGGTACAAGGGTTCCATTCGGTCTGCTACGGCTGCGCCTACCAGCAACATTGCTGCGGTTGGCATATGGACTTTGACGGAGCAAATGCAAGGTAAACAAGCAAGTGCTTGGCCGGGGTATGTAACCCCCACTGTTGACTATCTTGTAGTTGCAGGTGGAGGGGGAGCAAATCGTGGGGGTGGGGGCGCAGGTGGTCTTCTATCAGCTACTGGGTTTTCTATAACCGCAGGGGTTCAATACACTGTTACTGTAGGCGGCGGGGGTGCGCAAGGCACTGCGAATGCAAATGCGAACTTCGGAAGCAATTCTGTTTTTAGTAGCATCACAGCAACGGGTGGGGGACAAGGCGGGGGCGCTGGCGGCGTTGGGGCTACTGGAGGTTCGGGCGGGGGCGGAAGTGCCTCTGGCGGCTCGGTAGTTGCGGGTGGCTCAGGTACAGCGGGCCAAGGAAATGCAGGTGGCGCTAATGCTATTAACGCTGATACTTCTCAATCTCCTTACCCGTCAGGAGGAGGCGGTGGAGCGGGCGCAGTGGGGCAGACTGGGGGTGTAAATTTTGCGGGCTCAATTTCTGGTACAACGCTAACAGTAACGTCAGTTACTAATGGGGTTCTTGGCGTTGGGCAAATAATACAAACTAACGCCAGTGCTATAACTGCGGGTACAACAATTACCGCATTAGGCACAGGTACAGGTGGTATAGGTACATACACGGTAAGTGTGTCTCAGACTGTTTCAGCGCAATCAGCTATATATACGTTATATCAGCCGGGGGCAGGAGGAGCGGGCCTTACATCCACTTTGCCTCCTTCTGTTTCTTGCACTGCTAATATTACAAATACCAGCACTACAGTTGCAGTAACCGCTATATCTACCGGCGTATTAGATGTAGGAACTGTGTTAGTTGGTACAGGCATTCCAACAGGTGCATACATTGTCAACCAGCAGTGGGGGGCGAGTGGCACAGCAGCGGCCAATACAACCGCTACGGGCAGCATCAATACAAACACCATTACAGTGGCAAGCGCCACAGGAATTGCAATAGGCCAGTTAATTTCTGGGAACGGTGCAGCAGTCACGGGTATATCTAACGGAACATACGTTGCAAATTTGGTAGGCACAACGGTAACACTGAGCAACCCATTGACCGCTGCGCTTGCTTCCACGGCGGTATATTTTTTCACTGCCGGTAACACTGGGTCTTACACAATTAGTTCTGCTGCTACGGCAACCACCACAGGCTTGTCCACCACAAGCAATGGCGTTTATTTTGCTGGCGGCGGTGGAGGCTCTTGCTTTGGTTCAGCACTTGTTGGTAGAGGCGGTGCTGGTGGCGGGGCAGCGGGTTCAGCAGGTTCAAACGCTATGGGGTCAAGTGGGGTAAAAAATACTGGCGGTGGCGGGGGTGGCACAGGAAATGGCGGGGTATCTGGCGCTGGCGGTTCCGGTGTAGTAATTATTCGCTATCCAGACTCGTATGGTTTAGCTGTAGCCACCACAGGTTCACCCACAGTCACTACCGCCGGAGGCTACCGCGTGTATAAGTTTACTTCTTCTGGAACAATCACTTTCTAATCATGGCCCACTTTGCGCAAGTAATCAACGGCTATGTCCAGCAGGTCATTGTGGCTGACCAAGATGTCATCGACTCTGGTGCTTTTGGCTCAGGATGGGTACAGACCAGCTACAACACTTACGGGGGCCAACACTTAATGGGTGGCACGCCATTCCGCAAGAATTACGCTGGCATCGGCTACACCTACGATGCCCAAAGGGATGCGTTTATACCGCCAAAGCCCTACAATAGCTGGACGTTGAACGAAGATACCTGCTTGTGGCAGCCGCCTGTAGCGCGGCCTGTGGACGACAATATGTACGACTGGGATGAAGAATCCCTCTCTTGGAGAATGATTACATGACGACTGCGTATACCTCCCTCTTGGGCCTTGCCCTCCCTGTAACGGGCGAACTGTCCGGGACATGGGGCGACACGGTCAACAACTACATCACCCAGTACCTTGATGCGGCAGTGGCGGGCACGAACACCATCAGCACCGATGCTGATGTCACGCTGACCAAGACTACCAATGCATCACTTACAGGGACTTCCTCGCAGTACTCCATCATTCTCTGGACGGCAGGGGGCACAGCAACCCGCACCATCATTGCCCCCGCAGCATCGTCAGGTAGCCGCCAGTACTACATCGTCGTCAACAAGACTTCCAGCACGCAGTCCATCAAGCTGTGCGGCACGGGGCCAACCACCGGGGTCACCATTGGCGCGGGCAGTTCGGCAATCTGTGTATGGAACGGCTCAGACTTCATCAAGGTCTCAGGAAGCGGTGGGGCTACCGGTGGCGGGGCCGACCAGATTTTTTACGAGAACGGCCAAACGGTGAACACCAGCTACACCATCACAACCAACAACAACGCCGGTACGTTTGGGCCCGTCACAGTCGCAAGCGGAGTCACGGTAACCATCCCGTCTGGTTCTGTCTGGTCAGTTGTTTAAGGAGAACCCATGAGTTCAATCGCACTTTCAGGCAACGCATCGGGCGCAGGCGTATTCACCATCGCCTCGCCCAACAGCGCCAGCAGCTACACGCTAACCCTCCCTGCGGCCACGGGCACGTTGGTAGCGGGTGCGAATGCAAATAGCGTCGCCTTGCCCGGCTCCACATCGGGCACGATAACACTCACCGCACCCGCCGTTGCGGGAACGAATACCATTACTTTGGCCGCGCAGACGGGAACACTGAATGTGGCTGGCCCAGCGTTCAGTGCGTATGCAAGCACTACGCAAAGCATCACAAGCAACGTGCATACAAAGGTGGCGATTGACACGGAGATTTTTGACACCAATTCATGCTTTGATACTGCCACCTACCGATTTACTCCGACAGTAGCTGGATACTACCAAGTCAACGGTCATATACGGCTATCTGCCAACGCAACCACCATATCGCAAGCGGTAGTTAGTATATTCAAAAATGGAACCACCGTAGGCGCGGCCTCCGTAGACAATTTTGCCACAACGGTAATTACATCGTATGTTGCCCGCAGTATTAACACCCTCGTTTACTTGAACGGTTCTACTGACTACATTGAGTTGTATGGGTCAATTACAGGTACAAGTCCCCAATTTATTGCTGGTTCCGCTACAGCCACAGCTTCTTTCTCCGCAAGCCTTGTGAGGGGTGCATAACATGACACTGTACGAAAAAATTATGGCGCTTTACCCTGACATGCAGGAGGCGGATTTTGCGGAGTTTGTTCTGCTGCAAAACGACTGGGATGGGCGCGGTGATTACATCGCCAAATGGGAACACCCCGCTCTCCCACGCCCCACTGAGGAGCAACTAGCATGACCGCTGTACTATCAGGCACAAACGGGCTGATTCAGTCCTACGGCTACATAGACAATACGACCACCCCGGTCGCTGCGACCAACGGGTTTAACTACACCTTCACGCCGTCATCGACGGGAACTGTGCTGGTGATAAACCCCGCTGGCACATTGGCTACCGGCATCATCACGATGCCCGCCTCGCCTGTGGACGGCATGACCATCACGTTCAGCAGCAGCCAGCAAATCACGGCGCTGACAATGATGGGTAACGGTGCGAACATCAACAACGCCGTGACATTGTTGCCAGCCAAGACAGCGGTGACCTACGTCTACCGCGCAACAGGCACTACTTGGTGGCCTATGCAGAGTGTGCCGGGTACAGGTTCGCAGTTGGTGAGCGGCACTGCGGTAGCGTCCACCAGCGGAACTAACATTGATTTCACCGGCATTCCAAGCTGGGTCAAACGCATCACTGTTATGTTTAATGGGGTTAGTACAAGTGGCACAAGTAATTTGTACTTACAAATCGGCACAAGTAGTGGGGTGGAAACTAGTGGGTACGTTTCTGGCATTGGAAGTAGCACATCTGCTGGTTCTGCTGGATATGCTTCTGCTACAACTGCTTTTATTTTGGTAGGCATTAACACAATTACAGATACGCAAAATGGGTTTGTCGTGTTAACTAATGTGTCTGGGAATATTTGGACTGAAATGGGCGCGTTAAATCGGGCTTCTGGCGGCACAAGCGCCGTTGCTACATCGGCTGGCTCCAAAACTTTAGCTGCGGTTTTAGACCGTGTACGCATCACCACAGCGGGCGGTGACACTTTCGACGCTGGCTCCATCAACATTCTTTACGAGTAAACCACTATGGCAACCACAATTAGCGGAAGCACTGGAGTCGCAGCACCGGGCCTGACCTTATCAGGCCAATACACCGAGGGTGTTGTAGGTATTGGCAACTCAGGCACAGCACAAACACTATCTCTTGCCAATGGCACTTTCCAAACGGTGACCATGACAGGCAACTGCACGTTCACTATGCCTGCTGCAACGGCGGGGCAATCGTTCACTTTGTTGATTAGTACGGGTGCGGGCTCCTTCACGGGCACGTTCACGGGGGTCAAGTGGCCCAACAATACTGCCCCCACCATCACCACGACTGCCAGCCGCTGGGACATCCTGACGTTCATCAGCAACGGCACTAGCTGGTATGGTAACTTTGCACAGGCATACGCATAATGTTCTCTGCTTCTCGCGTCGCCATCGCAGACCAAAGGGTCGGGGGGTATCTTTTTACCGCCACGATTAGCGCGAACACGAATAACTACAACCTACGCGCCGCAGCCGTAACCGCTGGTTGGGACCAAGTAAAGCCGCTTTTTGCAACGGTCACCATCAATGCAGGGGTTTATGTTGGTTCGGCATCGACTGGTACTCGCGCATTTGATACTGGGGTTACGTTTCCCGCTGGCACTACTTTAGCTCTCATCAATAACGGGACTATCATTGGGCGTGGGGGTAATGGGGGTACGGGGCAAACACCCGGATGTGGCGGCGCAACTGCGGGCGCGGCTGGAGGACAAGCACTAATTGCACAACAGGCAATCACTATTACCAACAACGGTACTATTGGTGGCGGTGGCGGTGGCGGTGGTGGCGGTAACGGAGGAACTTTTGGGTCTGGCGGCAGCAGCAGTTCGGGCGGTGGCGGCGGCGGTGGCGGACAGGGTGTTAGCTCTGGGGGCGCTGGCGGTACAGGTAACGCAGGAGCAAGCAGTAACGGTTCTGCTGGTGGAGCCGGTACGTTAAGTGCAGCAGGCGGGGGTGGCGCTCCGGGTACAGGTGGTGCCCCAACTGCTGGAGGAAGTGGCGGTACTGCGGGCGTTGCTGGAAGTGCTAGCGCCGGGGGTAGTGGCGCTGCCGGAGCTTGCCTGACTGGCAACTCAAACATCACATGGTTAGCTTTTGGAACACGATTGGGGTCAATAACATGACGATTGAGAACATCACTTTTGAAATCACGGCAGTCAACGAGAGCTTGCGCTGCATGGACGTTGTGTTTCGTGCAACAGGGCAGCCTGAGGTGCTTGTTGGTGCGCGTATGCCTTTTGAAGGTGAAGACTTGAATGCTTTGATGGCTTCAGTAGCACCTATTGGGTATTGGGAAGACCTTGCTAAACAGGTTGCCCCCGTAACGGTTGGGACTACCGGCGCGGTCACGCTAAATGCGCCAATCAATACTGACAACGTGAGCACCATGTGACGTTGACAACGCCGCGCTACACATTTCAATTTGGAAAGAACACGCACAATGTCTACCGTTGTTTTGCTGGTGAAGGAATACCAAAGCATGAACATGATTACGCCCATGCGACAGTCTGCCACGTTGGGAAAATTGTCGTGCGTAAAGAGGGGGTTCAGCGGGAGTTCACGCCGGAGTCTGGTGCGGTTGTGCTCAAGGCCAACGAATGGCACGAAATTGAAGCGTTGGTAGATGGTACGGTTTTTGAAAACATCTTTGTAACCTGAGTAAAAATGATTGACCCCTTTACCGCCTTTGCAGCCGCGCAGGCAGCGGTAAAGGGTATCCAAGCCGCCATCAAACTTGGCAAGGACGTTCAAGGCATTGCGGCTGACTTGGGTAAGTTTTTTGAGGCCAAGGACGCGGTTCAAGAAGCCGCGAACAACCCCAAGAAGTTCAAGTCAGACACCGCACAGGCACTAGAGACGGTGATGCAGGCTAAGCAGCTTGCCGAGGCCGAGAATGATTTGAAGAACATGCTCATCTGGTCAGGAAATGCCGACGTTTGGGAAGGCGTGCTGCTGGAGCGCAACAACATCATTCAGAAGCGCAAAAAGGCAGAGATGGAAGCTGCTGCGGCCAAGGCCAAGCGCAAGAAGGAAATCATGGAACTGCTGAACATTGCATTCTGGGTGTCGGTGTTTTTGTCTGCCATCGGCCTGAGCTACTTTTTCACGATTTTGTTCCTTGAAAGGAGAGCATGATGGAATGGCTTAAATCAATCGCGCCTACCGTTGCTACGGCGCTGGGCGGCCCTCTGGCAGGCATGGCGGTGTCCGCTGTGTCCAAAGCCTTGAACATTGAGCCGGAGGAAGTGCAGAACGTCATCAGCAGCAACAAACTGAACGCCGAGCAGGTAGCAGCCATCCAGCTTGCCGAACTGGAACTGAAGAAGCAGGCCCAGTCGATGAACCTTGACTTTGCCAAGCTGATAACCGAGGACAAAAAATCTGCGCGTGACATGCAGATTGCCACCAAGTCGTGGATTCCCCCGGTCATGGCGCTTGGTGTTACCTGCGGGTTCTTTGGCATCTTGTTTGGCCTGATGTACGGGCAGATTCAGCACGCGCCGCAAATCGACATCATGCTGGGTTCGTTGGGCACGGCTTGGACAGGCATCATCAGTTTCTACTTCGGCTCCAGCGCCGGTAGCCAAGCCAAGACCGAACTGCTGCGCCAAGCGGAGGCTGCCAAATGAAGGCCAACTTCGACGCCTCTTTCGCCCAAGTAATGAAGTCTGAGGGCGGCTACGTGAACGATGCGGCTGACCACGGCGGTGAGACCAACCTTGGAGTGACCATCGGCGCGTGGGGTGCGTACCTTGGCCGTGCCATTCAACCCGGCGAGATGAAGGCGCTGACTTTGGACACCGTGAAGCCCTTCTACAAGACCATGTACTGGGACAAGGTGAAGTGCGACGACCTGCCCACCGGCGTTGACTACGCCGTTTTTGACTTCGCGGTGAACGCAGGGGTCTCCCGGGCGGCAAAGTTCCTCCAGCGGGCTGTGGGGGCTGTAGATGACGGCATCATTGGTTCAGGCACGCTGGGGCTAGTAGCCAGAGCCGACCCACAAAAACTGTTGGATAACTTCTCAGACCAGAAGCAAGGGTTCTACAATCGCCTCGCCACCACCAATCCGTCCCAGCAGAAATTTCTTAAAGGATGGTTGGCCCGTGTAAACCATGTACAGGACGCTGCGGAATCAATGTTAGCTTGATATGCCACTACAGAAAGTCATTCTCAAGCCCGGTGTAAACAGAGAAAACACTCGTTACACCAACGAAGGTGGCTACTACGAGTCCGACAAAATTCGGTTTCGTCAAGGCACGCCTGAAAAAATTGGTGGGTGGGTACGTATCTCCGCTAACACGTACACAGGTGTGTGCCGTTCGCTGTGGAATTGGACGACCTTGACCGGGGCTAATTTGGTTGGCGTAGGTACGAGCAACAAGTTCTATATTGAAGCTACCGGGGCGTACTACGACATTACGCCCATCTACACCACTAACACGTTAGGGGCAAACCCGCTTTCTACTAACGGCACAACGACGGTTACGGTTACTGACGCTAGCTACAGTCCGCAGGTCGGAGATTTTGTGATTTTCTCCGGCGCTACCACTTTCAATGGCGTGACCATCAGCGGGGAGTACGAAGTCAAGACCGTGCCGACTAGTACGACCTACACCATCACTGCGGCGACTACAGCTTCCGGTTCGGGCTCAGGTGGCGGCTCTGCGGTGTATGCCTCCTACTTGCTGCATATTGGCTCGGCGGCAAATGCGGCTTTTGCTGGATGGGGTTCAGGTTCTTGGAGCAGTAGCAATTGGGGCGGTCTTGGTTACGCCAGCACGGCAACTTTGGCAATCTGGTCTCAGTGGAACTTTGGGCAGAATCTAGTGTTTGGCCCCAAGCTGGGCAAGCTGTACTACTGGAATGCCACGACTGCGGTGAATCTGGCAACGCCCACCCAAGTCACTATTACCAATGCTGCGCCCGCAGTTTGCACGCTTGTGACAAACACCACTACACCAATCATTAGTGGCACGGCCATCATGTTCCAGACAACGGATACGTTGCCATTACCGCTCAAACCGTACACGGTGTACTACGTCACCAAGAGCCTAGTAAATGACACGTTCAAGCTGTCTTTAAGCTATGTGGACTATGTGGCAGGTACGTTCATCACTACAACCACAGCAGGGTCTGGCACGCACACACTATCCGCACGGGGCATTGCAGTTTCTGATTTGGCGGGTGCATCCAGCGTGCCGATTCAACAAAACACCATTCTGGTGTCGGACTCCAGCCGATTCACCATGTGCTTCGGCGCTAACCCCTACGGCAGTACGACCTATGACCCCATGACCATTCGATGGTCAGACCAAGAAAGCGTAGTTGAGTGGGCCCCGGCTATTACCAACCAAGCCGGTGAAGTGCAGCTATCGCATGGTTCGGAAATCGTAGCGGTGTTGCAAAGCCGTCAAGAAGTTCTTGTGTGGACAGACGCTGCGCTCTATTCCTTGCAGTACCTTGGGCCGCCGTATGTATGGAGCAACCAACTCCTGTCCGACAACATTTCTATCGCCAGCATGAACGCCGCATCCTATGCCAGCGGGGTTTCCTATTGGATGGGGCAGGACAAGTTCTACAAATACGACGGGCGGGTACAAACGCTGCGCTGCGACCTGCGTCAGTACATCTACAGTGACATCAACCGTACTCAGTTTTCCCAAGTGTTTTCTGGCACAAACGAGGGTTTCAATGAGGTGTGGTGGTTCTATTGCTCACAAAACAGCACAACCATCGACAAGTACGTCATATACAACTACGCCGAAGACATTTGGTACTACGGCTCAATGGCGCGTTCGGCTTGGCTGGATACCGCGCTGCGTAGTTACCCGATTGCAGCTACCTATGTGAACAACCTTGTCTACCATGAAAACGGTGTGGATGATGGGACTACGGGGACTCTTGCGCCTATTGAAGCGTCCATCACCTCTGCGCAATACGACATTGGGGACGGGCACAACTTTGCGTTTGTGTATCGCATGATTCCTGACCTGACTTTCCGTGGGTCTACTGAAGGAACTACGCCGCAAGTGACCATGTACCTACAAGGGTTGAACAACTCGGGCTCCGGTATCACGCAGACTGGCAATGCAGATGTGGCGTACTCAGGTTCTGCACCGTCCGTCATTAACGTAGACCAGTACACCGGACAGATTTACATCCGCATACGTGGGCGTCAAATGCAGATGAAGCTCACTTCCAACACGCTTGGTACACAGTGGCAGCTTGGGGCTCCGCGTATAGATTTGCGTCCTGATGGCAGAAGGTAGAGTATGGCTGCTAATCCCATAACAGACCTACGTCCCCCACAACAGCCACGACTACCTGTTGCTACGCTGGACTATGACCCCGGATACGTCAACGGGTTGAATAACATTCTGCGGTTGTATTTCAACCAGCTTGACAATGCGTTTGCGTCTTTACTGGCTAGTAGCGGGGGCGCATATTTGCGCAATCCCTATGGCGCGTTTTCTGACTACACCGACCAGACCACAACGGCAAACACAGCTACTTTGATGGCTTTAAGCACCACTGACTTTAGCAACAAGGTCACTATCAACGCCTCAAAAATAACCGTGCAGAGCGCCGGTATCTACAACCTTCAGTTCAGCGCACAGTTTCAAAATACGGACAACGCAATCCAAGACATTAGCATCTGGCTGCGCCAAAACGGCACGGACATACCGGGGTCAACAGGCTTGGTGTCTATCCCCGCCAGAAAAAGTGCTTCCGCAGGTGAAGAGGCGCATCAGATTATAGGGTGGAATTACTACGTAAGCATGGCAGCGAACGACTACATAGAAATTTACTGGTCAACAACCAATGCGTCCGTAACCATCCAAACCTACGCCGCATCCACGGGGCCTGTGCGCCCCTCAACTGCTTCTGTGGTAGCTACAATGTCATTCGTTTCTGCACTTCCTATATCCGCCATCTAAGGGAATTTTTATGTTGCCGCAACAAGGAATTATGTCGCTTGCCAATTATGGCCCCCAGGCAGATCGGGCGGTTGATCAAGTCCTGAGCAGCACAACCCAAATGCTGGGTAAGTTGGACAATAAAACCCTTGGCTTGTTGCTCCAGCTCACGCAATACCTGAAGGACCATAAATCCAAATACAAGGAATTGATTGGCAAACTGGAGAAAAAGGGTTCACTTCCACCTGGGGTTTTCCCTGATCACTACGATCCCAAGTTCCTTTCGGTGTTTGCCCTGAGCGTTTCCAAAGCTCAAAAGGGCGGCATGGCAGAAGGTGGTATTGCCACCATCGCCCAGACCCTGAAAAACCAAGGGCGCGGCAAAGACACTATGTTGGCTCACATTAGCCCTAGTGAAGCCAGGCTGCTGGAAAAACGCGGCGGCGTTGGGACAATTAACCCAGCCACTGGCCTGCCTGAGTACGGCCTGTTTGAGGACATTGGCAATGCGCTGTCTGGCGTAGGTAACGCCGTTGGCAACATCCTAAAGCCGGTTGGTGACTTGATTGGTAACGTTGTCAGCAGCCCCCTTGGATTGGCCGCCACCGCCGCTGCAGCCTATTACTTCATGGGGCCAAGCGCAGGAGCTGTGGTTCCTAGTGTGGCTGGAGCAACCCTGCCAGGAGAGGCAGCAGCTATTGGTACGGCGGCGCACTTAACTCCGGCCGCAATTGAGTCTGGGATAGGCTCTGCTGGCTATGGAACCAGTGCAGCCGCTGCTGAGTCTGGCCTATTCAATCCAGAGACGATTGGGTCCGGCGCTGCAATAGGCGCACCCTCTACAACAGACAAGCTTCTTTCAGCCAATTTACTTAAAAACGTAAAGCTTTCATCGGGCGAGGAAGAGCCTGCATCAGATCCAAACGCTCTCATCAAGCTTCTGATGATGTTTGAGATGATGAACAGCAAACAAAACCAACCAGTAAGTCAGGTGCTTCCTGCGTTGACAGAAAATACATCAAGCTTGCCTTATGACAAACCCAAAAAAGACCTGTCATCGTTTATTCCTTCCCAAACCACACATGCAGCAGGAGGTGGTCTTATGACTAAACATCTTGGAATCGGTGGCCTGAGCGCCAAACGGTCGCAGACAGACTACGCCAAAAACTATTTGCCCGGCAGCGGCTACCGTCCAGGCCAAGGTGGAATTACGTACTTCACCCCTGTTGAGTACATTGGCGATGGAACAACTGCGCCCACAGATACAACTGGCACCTCCCCTTCAACCGCAACCGATGAGCTGTTAAGGCAAACGCTGGGCCGGACCGGCGGAGGTGGCGGGATGGATTCTGAAAGCCGTGCTGCCATGTTGGCTGAAACAGCGGCAAGGATGGATGCATGGGAAAAAGCTGATCCTGAAGGGTACAAGCACCGTAATGATTGGATAAAAAACTTATTCAATGGATCAATGCTTGTCCAACTTGCTAAGCTGGCGTCACAAGGCATTGACACCGTTAAGCAGACATGGGCCAATGAAAGGTTAAAAGCTTTAGGCATTGATCCCAAGATTGTTTTGGCAAACCAAAATGCTATTGCTGGAACATCTATGCAGCAAGCCCTTAATTCATTAGGGCAGGCCAGCGCGGCCGCAGGTAACTATGCTGAAGTTGGTGGGTATGAGCCTGGGTCTGAAGAGGCTAAGGCTGCTGCATCTGGAACGGTTGGCGGTTATGGCCCAGGTACACCTGGATTTAATGCAATGCCTGATACTAGCAACCCAGCAAGTGTAGGTATGGTAGGACTCCCACCAAGTAACTATACCCCTACTGCATACACCTTTCAACCCAATGCTGTAAACAATTTGTTAAGTAATTTGGGTTTACCTGAAAGCAATGAAACAGTAGAAAGGTATTTAGCGGAGAACAAAGATATTGCCTTAGCCAAAACAACTGATGATGTACTTAAGCAGCTAATTGCAGATTCAAATTTGGCCGCTAGCGCGTCTTCTGCAGCTGATATTCCTACCACTATTCGGGAAGCAACTACCCCTGAAGCGCAAGCCAACAAAATTGCTGAGCTAACAAACATTGCTAAAACAAATGAAGCAAACGCCGATGAACGCGCTGAATATGAAAAACGTGCTCAAATGTTGGCAGATCAAACAAACGAAGAGTCACTTGCATCGGCTTTGGGGAGTGATTACACACCAAGAGGAGAAGAGGGGCAAGCTGCTGTTGCCAAATTAGCACAAAGAATTGAGGATCAAGAAAAAGCACGACTTGATAGATTAGCAGCTAGCATTGCAGCTGACCCAGTGCGCGCAGCTCGAGAAGCCCGGTTAAAGATGCTTTTGGGCCAGACTAATGAAGAGTCCATCAAATCTTTTTTGGGTGATGATTACACTCCAAAAGAAATTGCACCAGTTGAATCTGAAAGTGATCGTTTGGACCAATTAATCCAGTCTTTTCTTGACACTACACCTGGAGATGTTTTTGGCCCAGCAGTACAACTTGCTGCCGCCGATGGGTTTAACCTTGGTGAACCTTCCGGCAACACCATTGGGAACTACAGCATGTTTGTTCCGCAAGAAGCCGCCGATACTTCTGGCGTGTTGAGCGCAAATGCAATTCAGCAAGCATACCCTGGCGCTTTCGATCAATCGCCATTGGCTTCCTTGGCTCCAACGTCTTACTCGTACTTGGGTGGTCAAGGTAACAACTCTATCCTTGGTGGGTATGGTGGTCTTGGAAGTGCTTGGCAAGGCGTTGTTGATTCCAGCGGAAACCCTGTATTGACTAGCCAGGGCGCTGCTGAGCGGGCGTTCCTAAATTCGCCTGAAGGCATTGCGCTTGGTAATGAGCGGGCATTGCAAGGCTACATCTCTCCTCTATCGGATCCGGCGCAAAGGCAGGGGCAAGGAAGTGAAACTCAAGGCAATGACGGCAATGACGGCAATGACGGCGGAGCAGATTCCGGCGGCTACGCGGCTTCTGCACAAAACGCTGGCACTGCTCGCGGAGATAGCGATGGTGGCGGCGGATACTCAAACGCGAATGCTGGAAACTATGGCTGGGCACGTTCTGGCGGGGGTGAGGGGGGCGGTTGGGCCGCAGGAGGAACGACACACGGCGGCATAGCCAACCTGCACCAATACAACCTCGGTTCCTACTCCGATGGCGGGCGCTTGCTCAAGGGGCCAGGAGATGGCGTTTCCGACTCTATCCCCGCTACAATTGGACAAGGTCAACCAGCCCGCCTAGCAGACGGCGAGTTTGTTATACCGGCAAGGATTGTTTCTGAGCTAGGAAACGGTTCTACAGATGCGGGCGCTAAGCGTTTGTATGAAATGATGGACCGCATTCAAAGAGTCCGCCGAAAAACCAAAAATGTTGCAGCGAACACAAAAGCCGCAAAATACTTGCCAGCATAAGGAACGATCATGGTCGCAATAACTTCAGCATCGACGCTTGACAACAACCTCACAGCGGGTGGGACTAACTCTCAGGGGTTGGCCGAATGGGCGTCTCCTTATGTCACAAACTATCTAAGTCAAGCTCAAGCTCTAGGTAAAACGCCATATCAAACTTACGCCGGTCCTCTTACGGCTGGTGCGTCCAATCTTCAAAAACAAGCATTTCAAGGGATTGGAAGCTTGACTGTTCCTGGCGCTATTGGTGACGCAACTTCAACTGCTGGTAATGTTGCTAAAACCGTTGGTGGGATGACGTATACCCCAACCACAACCGATTTCAACGCTACGCAAGCGCAGCAGTACATGAACCCGTACTTGCAGATGTCGCTTAACCCTCAGCTGGAAGAGGCGCGTCGACAATCACAGATTACCCAAATGGGTAATAGCGCAAAAATGGCTCAAGCTGGCGCATTTGGCGGTAGCCGTCAAGCCATCATGGACGCTGAGACCCAACGCAACCTAGGAACAAACTTGGCCAACATTACTGGCGCAGGCTACAACACGGCCTACACAAATGCCATGCAGCAATTTAATGCTGATCAAGCGCGCAAAGCTCAAGAGGCGCAGTTTGGCGCTAACTTTGGGCTGGGCACACAAGCCGCGGCTCTCAATGCGGCCAACATCCAAGGCCAGTTAGGGCTGACTCAGAACCAAGCCAACCTTGCCAATCTTAACGCCCAACTAGGTGCTGGTGCGACAGAGCGTGGAATTACGGCCGAAGGCATTGCGGCGGATCAAGCTGAGTTTGAAAAGCAACGCCAGTTCCCCTACCAACAGGTGCAGTTCCAGCGCGACATGATCTCTGGAATGCCAATATCATCTCTATCAAACACGCCCGGATCTTTGACCGGCATTGGTTCTTTACTAAGCTCATTGGGTGGCGCTACCAGCGTAGCTTCCGCTCTTGGCTACAAAGACGTTGGCTCTTTATTGAAGAAAATAGGGCTTGACTTAGGACCATAAGGGTATGAAAAATGAACCTCGTTAAAATTCAGGATGATCTGAAACTGGCCCCAGTCCAGGCGATCATGGCCTATGCAAACGGGAGTAATCCCGAAGTGCCTCCTTATATGGCTCTTGCTGAGCTAAGCCGACGCAAGACAATGGAGCAGCGTCGAGCAGAGCCTCCAACGCAGTCTGTCAAAGAAAAACTTGAATCAGAGGTCACAAACCCTCAAGGCATTGCGCAGCTACCGCAAGCCATGCCGCAGCCAGGAATGTTGCCTCAAGGCGCTCCCCAGCAAATGCCACAACAGATGCCTCAACGCCCGCCAGGAATGGCTGCTGGTGGAATTGCCCGTATCCCCACGCGCAGTGACATGTTCCATTACGCTCCCGGCGGTATTGTTGCTTTTGCTGAAGGTGGTGAACTAACTCCCGAAGATTTTGGAGCTATTAGAGGGCCTATGGGGGACATTAATTTGCGCCAGAGTAGCCCAACAGCACTGAACCCATTTCCAGGTGTAAATTTTGCAGCTAGAAATTTTGAAGATAAAACTGTTGATGTTGGCGCTCACAACCCAAAACTAGACCTTCCTGGCGCGCTTACATCCCAAAACAAAGGCGCGCAACCTAGCGGGATTGCTGCGTTGCCAGAAACAGCGCAACTGCAAGACCTTGTACCAAATGCAGCAAGCCAATTACGCAAGGCATTGCTTGGAGATGTCACCCTGCCTGAAGTGCAGAGCAAAGAAGACATTCGCAAAGCAATGATTGCTGATGCCTTGGCTGATGGAAATGTTGAAAAAGCCAAAATGCTTTCTCAAATTCCGGGTGAAGCGCTTATTCCGCTTGTCAAAAAACTCAATGAACAAAATGAAGAGCAACGGGCGGGTTTTAGAGAAGGCCAAGGCCGGATGGGTTTAGCAGCTCTATCTAATGCGTTGATTGCGGCCGGTGAAGCTACACGCGGCCAAAAGGGCGCAGGCATAGGTGAGGCATTTGGAGGGTTTGGTAAATCCTACAATGCATTTACGGCTGAAGACGTTAAGCGCCTTGAAGCCCAGAAAGCAATTGAACGGGCGCAGAATATTGAAGTTGCCACCCTTCAGAGCAAGATTGATGACTTGCGCGCAGCACATGCAAACGGCACGATTCAAGACCAGCAGGAAGCTCAAAAAGCAGTTCAAGAGCAAGCTAAAAGAATGCAAGACTTGAAGATGGGCGCTGCTGACAAAATCCTTGCGCAAGCACTTGCACAGTCTCAAGCTCAAACTACAAAAGAGCATTACAAAGCTATTGAAAAACAAGCTGCCGATCAACTTGAAGCAACAAAAGCACACTATGCTGATCAGGCCCGCAAGTCTGCTGCGGCACTGCAAGTGCAAAAAGACCTGCGTCAAGATGCTATTGAAGCAAGAGCGCGGGCTAAACTTGACGATGCAATGAGAGGCGACCCCCGTATTGCTATGCTTTCCAGGCGGCTTAATGACCCCGTTAACCCTATTGAAATTGGAAGCGAAAATTACGATAAGATTATGGATGAGGTGGAGCGTATTCGGCGTGAAATTATGGCGGAGCATCCTGAATTTGAAGTCCCATCAACAAGAAGAGGAGCGCCCCAATATGCTAAAGATGCCAAAGGCAATGTGATTGTTTCATATGACAATTGGGCCACACATCAACCTTTTAAGCGTACTATTACTGGCGGGAGATAAATAATGCCATTGCCACCTGGGTTTGAGGTTATTGAATCACCAATTGCCAAACAAGAAAAGGCAAAAAACTTACCCGAAGGCTTTGAGCTAATAGAGAACCCGTTCAAGCTGCCTGAGCGCCCGCCTGCGCCAGAGCCATATAGCGTTGGGTCAGGCATCCTTGACCTCCTGAAGCAGACTGTCTCTCCTGCTGTAGCTGCACCTTTTCAAATCCCACGCGGAGCTGAGCTTGCGGTCAAAGGCGCTGCACGCAAGGCTATGGAAGGTGAGCCAGAGGCGGTCATGCCGTCATCTGTGTATTCCCCTGGCCTGGATACAGAAGAAACAATTTTTGGCCCTGAAACAGAGGCGCAAAAAGCACGCCGTAAGCTTGGTGCGCAACGAGCTGTTGCGTCTATGCCATCCATCCCTTATGCAAAGGACTTGGCAAAGATTGGAGACAAGGTCCAAAAGGACATCTATGAAAGCTTGTCTCCTCAAGGTAAGCAAGCTCTAAAAGATACAGAGATAACAGGCAATCTCTTTAAGGGTGAAGTGGACTTTGGAACTAACCCTAACGCAATGGGGTACGCCTTACAAGTAGCAAACGTATTTGGCTCATTGGCCCCAGTTCTTATAACGGCTGGGATAACCAAAAGTCCTGGCGCGGCCGGGGCCGTTGGTGGGGGCATGGCTGCTGATGAGGCAGGCCAAAACGCTGCTCAAGAAATAAACAAGTTGTCTGACGCTCAACTGCGCGAACAAAGCCCGTTTTACGCACAGATGATTGCTGGTGGAGCCTCCCCTAAAGAAGCCCGTCAATTGACGATTAGCAAAGCAGCTGAGTCCGGCGCTATTTTGCAAGGGCTAGTGGCTACGTTTGGTGACAGGTTTACTGGTCAATTGGTGACAGGTGCTTTTGACAACGTCTTAAAGAAGATGGCAGGCACAACACTGGGACGCAGAGCCGCTGGTCTTGGCATTGGAATGGGCGAAGAAGGTCTGCAAGAAACTGCAGAAGGCGTTGCGTCTAACATTGGTATTCAGGGTGTTCTGCCAAAGACAGAGCTTGGCGAAGGATCTGCGGCCAACTTTATCCTTGGCGCGCTAGGTGGCGCAGGCCCAGGCGCTATCAGTGGCATACATATCAATGAGACCCCTGAAGAACAACGTGCCCGCGTCTTGTCTACTCTGTTGAATGAATCAGTAAAAGGCAAAACTGCTGACCAGCGAGCCATTGACCAGCAAGCAATTAATGCTATGCGGCCTGACCGCGGATTCCAGGCTGGGACCAACATTCAAATTGACCCTCAAACAGGTCAGCCGGTTCTTTACAGAGAGCCACCGGCCCCAACAGAGCCAACCGGTATAGCCGCGCTTACACCAGCAGCCCCAGCAGAAGGCATTGCTGGCATTCAACCGCCTGTTGTTCAACCAACACCTGTAGTCCAAGAAGATCAAGAGGCACAAGACAAGAAGGCGATGATGGATGAGGTGATGGCCGCGTTAGGCCAGCCTGTTACATCAACTTCAACTCCAGTTAAAGTTGAAGAGCCAAACATTGTTAATGCATATGACATGGGTAATAACATGGAATACCGTGTTATCAAAACCCAAAATGGCTACACAGCCAATATGTATGACAAGGATTCAGGCCAATATGTTTCTGGTTCTGCCCGCATTTTTAGGACAGATAAATTTGGGGATGAGGCTTTAACCAAAGCCAACGAATTTGCGCAATCTGAACAAGCTAAAACTGTTCAGCCTCAAGGAGTTTCAAGTGGCACTGAAGTTTCTCAAATTCAACAAACAAAACCACAAGAACAACAAGCGCCAGTAGGTCAGGAGCAAAGTTCTAAAGAAGAAATGCTTCAGCGGCTAAAAACCTCGGCTCCAGAAACGGCTGAAACAATTGCATTGCGTCCACGGGTTAACACAGTAATTCAACAGCTTAAAGATGCTGGGCTGGATAATTTCGCAAACATCGTAGAAGGCGATGCAGTTAAAAACAAATTTGATGAGAAAAAAGTCAAGCACTGGGAGGAGTGGGCTGCCAGGATGATTGCTCAGCAAAATTTGATTAAAGGCGCAGAGAAAGGCATCAATAAACCTGTTGAGCCACGCAATCGCACTTTGGCTGACTTGTATGAAAGCAAATACGAAAACCAATCCGGCCTGTACATCCCCAAAGAAATTACCGACTTGGTTTTGAATAAAGCTAATGAATACATCAAGCAAGCGGCAGATTTAGGGGTTAATTTAGAGGACATTGATAGTCGTTTTCCTCAATCCATAGTTGCCATAAAAGATAATGAATCAAGATTGCGTGGGCAATTTTTGCGTTACGCCAACCAACGCAAAATGGTTGAACGTGACTACAAAAAAGCCAACTTGGATGGTTTTTTAAAAGCCGAAAAAGAACTTGGTGACATGTTGGGCGTAGACCTTGCGCCTTTGCGCGGGCCATTCGAAAGCGAGACTACCACTGTTACGCCAACTACCCCGGCAGGCGTTACTCCAACGACGGCCCCTGTTACTCCCACAGTTTCGCCAACCGACATTACCCCGGCCATTACTCCTCAAACGGCTGAAGAGACTGTAAAGATTAATAAGGCCAAAGATGATTTGACAGATGCGCTAGGTGACTTAGCAGAACTGCTGACCAAAAACACGCGCATGAACATCGTGCCGGAGGACGAGCAGAAGCTGATGCCAATCCTTTCTCGGCTGATGGATGCCGCCTTCCGCATGGGCTACTACAAGTTCAAGCAGGCCGCTCGGTTCATTATGAAGACCATCCGAGAGAAGCTTGGCAAAAACGTGGCAGACCAGATTACGCTGGACCATTTGCAGGGTTCTTACATCAGTATGGCTGGCAAGTACCAAGAGCAAGGTGCAAGCTCCAAGAAGGAAGTTGTTTCTGTTGAAAGCCTGCAAGAGCTTGAAGAAGAAGCCGCTGCTGATCTGTCTACCCCTGATGGTAAGTTTGCTGTTGCCCAAAAGATAGCTGACCTATTCAACGGCGGAGCGGCTTTTGCCAATATCGTTGAGGCACGCAAAGCCATTGAAGAAATGACCGGCCAAAAGATTGAAGCCGGGACAGAGTCTGCAAAGCAGGCCGATGAAGCTATCGAAGTAGGCGTGGTCCTGGCATCGCGCAATATCGTCGAGCAAGGGCGCAAGGACGGCCTCACCAAGGAACAGATCTACGACAAGCTGGTAGACCTATATGGACGCCAGCCAAACTTGTCTGTGCGCTCTTCTACCAGCGTATCCAACCAAGCCTATTCAACGCCCAATGCCTTGGCTTTCCTGGCCTCTGAGCGGGCTGGCATCAACAACAAGACCACTGTCTATGAACCAACGGCTGGTAACGGGATGCTGCTCATTGGAGCCAACCCTAACAATGTTAATGCTAACGAGTTGAATGCAGACCGTTACGAAATGTTGCAGCGCATCATGGATGGAGCAACCGTTACGCAAGGTAACGCACTTGATTCCCAGATTGAAAACAACACATTTGACGTTGTCATTGAGAACCCTCCTTTTGGCAAAGCTGGTGAGATCAGCAACATCGACCACAACATTGCTCTGGCATCACTGCAGACCCTGAAAGAAGACGGCCGTGCTGTCTTGATTTTGGGCGGAGTCCAGGCCAATACCGAAGAAGGACGGCGCGAGGGATACCGCGGTTCTGCAAAGCGCAATTTCTATTTTGAGCTGTACAACTTGTACAACGTGGTTGACCACTTTACGGTGGGCGGGAACCTGTACGCAAAACAAGGCACGACCTACCCTGTTGATGTCATCGTAATTGATGGCTGGGGCAAATCCAAGCGTGACCTACCGGCCGCTGACTTGCCTCAAGTCTTTACCTCTTACGAACAATTGAAGGAGAAACTAAATGATCGCGTGGTATCCACAGGAAATGTCAGCCCCGCCGGAACTAACGTCGGTGTCAGTACCGAAGGGGGAGTTAAGCCAAGCACAGTGGGTGAACGCACTGAGCGACAGGGTAATGAACCTGGCACTGAAGGAAGAAAACCCGCTGGAGTCGGCGAACGCGGCGTGTCAGAGGCTGGAACTACCGGAGGTGCAGAACGCAAACCAAGTGGGGAACGCACTGGTGAAGGACAACCTAAACCTGCTGACGTATCTGAACGTGGCGCAAATAAAGGATCAGTTTCCGGCGAAGGTGAGCGAGGAAAGCCCACTAGCGAAGGAGGCACTGAAAGAGGTGGACCTGGAAAGCTGGGTAGAGTTAGCGTTGTCGCAGGTGAACGAGTCGAATCTGGATTAAAGCAGCGGGCTGGTCAAGAGCAAGAAACCGCTTCTCAAGTCACCTACACGCCAAAGTCTAGCGCTATCGCCGTAGGAACGCTTGCGCCCAAAGCTATGGCGCAGTCTATTCAAGACTCTATTGACCGCATTGAATCCCAAGTGGGTAATGTGGATGAATTTGTGGCTGAGTCCTTGGAAATGGATCCAGATACCCTGCGCGAGAAGTTTTCTGCTGAACAGATCGACGCCCTGGTCCTGGCTATCCGCAATGCTCAAGAAGGCAAGGGCTTCATCATTGGCGACCAGACAGGTGTCGGCAAAGGCCGTGTTGTTGCAGCCATGATTAAGTACGCCATGATTAACGGCAAGATACCTATCTTCGTTACCGAGAAGCCCAATTTGTATTCGGACATGATCCGGGACTTGGACGATATTGGCATGACTGACGAGCTTGGACTTGATACAGCCAAGACCAACATCTTCATTACCAATGGTGGTGAATCCATTCCTTACACCTTGTTGCGTAAGGTGAATGGGGAAATAACTGAGAACAACCTAATTCTTAAAGCTCCTAAGTCTGGCGCTGCGCTTGATGGGATGATGAAAGAAATGCAGGAGAAGGAAGACCTTGGGAACTTCAAGGTCATCTTTACTACCTACAGCCAGCTGCAAACCGTCAAAGGCAAACCTACTGAGCGCCAACGCTTCATCAAGACATTTGGTGCTGGCAATTACATGATTTTTGATGAGAGCCATAACGCTGGTGGAGCTGGCGAAACCCAGGCTCGTACAAAAGAACAACGAGATCAACAGAAAGAAGGCAAAGGGTTAGCCCAGGGCCGTGCTGCATTTGTGCGCAATTTGGTTCAAGATGCCTACGGCACTTTCTTCTCATCGGCTACTTACGCAAAGCGGCCGGATGTGATGGATCTGTACTCCAGCACAGACAT